CTGGTTGGTTATGATGCGACAACAGGCTTATTTTCCGTATCGACACCGGCGGGTTTGAGTGTAACAATCATCACGGCTGCCCTGACACTTGGCGGAACCCAAGGCAGCATGACATTTTCCGGCGGAAGGCTAACCGCTCAAACGCCTGCAACCTAGGAGTGATCATGGGAAGTCTCGTAAGCAGTATTTTCGACATACTTTCGGGAAACCCCACGCAGTCGGAGCAGAACCAGCTCAGCACGCTAGGGACGCAGGAGAGCAGTACAGGCACCGGCGCGGTCAACGCAGCGAATGACTTCTATGGCGATATTCTGGCTGGTGGACCGGCAGAGGCCGAAGCGCTTGCCCCTGAGATCAAAGCGAATCAGGATCAGTTACAGCAGTCCCGTAATGCCAACGCTCAGTTCGGAAACCGCTCCGGGGGATTGAACGCTGCGACTCAGGCGGGCGTAAGCCAGTCTCGTGGAAATATCATCGATTTAGAGGGGCAACTGAAGTCCTCGGCTGCGGCGGGAGAGGCTGGGCTGGGAACGAATCTACTGAGTCAAGCCTCCGGGAACATCAACTCGGAGGCGGGATTGGCTCAGGCGAATCGGAGCCGGATGGATAACGCGGTAGGCGGCATTGCGAGCGGTGTTGCCTCGATTGCCACCGGACTTCCCATCGGCGGGGCCTCCGACCCCTATCAGGGGCTTTACAACGCGCAACAGATTGCGGCTAACCCAACCTCCGGGGTTTCGGAGGTACCATCCGACTTCGCAGGACTGCTTTCTTAGGAGAAAAGAGTATGTTGAGTATCGCTCAGCAGCAAGTGCTCATGAAACGAATGATGAATTATTCGCTTCTATTCGTGCTTCTATCGGCGTCGGCCATCCTGTTTCGTGGAGTCGCGCAGAACATCTCCAACCCCAGCCCCGTCGGAGCCTTTACCTTCGCCGGAGACGGCTGGACTCCCCTGACGACGACCAGTACAGGGCAGGCCGCCAACTTTCCACCCCCGGCGGTTGCATTGTTCTGCCAGAACTCCGCACTGCAGTGGGTGCCGGCGGACTCCAATTGCATGATGGGAGCCACCGGACCGGCTGGCCCTACAGGCGCTCAGGGTCCAACAGGAAATACCGGGGCTACCGGGGCCACCGGACCCCAAGGAGCCACCGGCGCAGCGGGCAGCTCTCCGATCAAGTTTGTTACGGGAAACATTGGCGGCGCTCTCATTACGCTGGGCTGTGCGAACCAGACACCCATCACGGTACCTGGCGCGACCACAGGCATGTCCTGCACGATGAGCGGTGCGGGCGGGACGCAGCCTTCCAATGTGCAACCACAGTGTTTCGTGAGTGCTGCGAATACGGTAACCCCACAATTTTGCACGGCACTGACTCTCGGGCTGACACCCTCGGCTCAGGCTTACAATGGAGCAGTTTACTAGGAGAATACATGCCACCACAGTCCCGACCTGAAACCAATGCTATCGGCGGAGTCTGGCCCCTCGGTACCTTCACCATTACCTCCGGCACACCTATCGCTCTGACCTCCATCGTCGGGGCGCAGAAGGCGACCCAACCGTTCTCCGCATCCTGCCGTCAGTTGACTTTATCGACTCCCGGTAATACGGGTCTGGTCTATATCAACGACGGCCCTTTCGCGGGGCGCGATGTCAACCGGACGGTTGCGGTGATCGGACCCAATCAACCGTATGTGGGGTTTCCCAACGACCCCTTGACGGAGAGCGTCTTGGACATCAGTCGATACTACATCGATGGCAGCTCCTCGGGCGACAAGGTCACTATCTGCGCGAGTGATTCGAGCAACTAATGGCAATCGGCGACATCCTATCGACGATCGGGTCGGGCCTCGAGAAGGGGGTCAAAGCCGCTGGGACCATCGCTGTGCCGGTACTGCAGCGTACAGCAGAGGTGGTCTCCGGTGAGGCTCCGCAGATCGACGCGGAGAAGCGTGCCCAGGCGTACAAACTGGAAGATGCTGGCATCGCATCCAAGGCCCAGGAACTGGAATCGCAGCTGGAGATAGGCCGGAAGTACGGCACTCTGACCCCCGAGCAACAGCAGCAGTACGTTGACCAAATCACGGGACTCTACTCCCACCCGCGCCACGCGCCGCAGTTGATGGAGAAGCTTCGTCAGGTGATCCATCCGAACGGCGCTACGGCCGGCAACGCACCACCGATGAAGCCATTGCCTAACGCGGTACCTCCCGGAGGCACGGGCGCAGCGGATGAGGCGCAGAAGGAAAAACAGGCGGAGTTGAAGCAACAGGCGATGCTGGCGGCAATCGATGCGCGCGCCGCAGCTCAGGCGAAGTATCACAAGCCGGCCGGCAAGTCACCTCCACTGCCGGGAAACGCTCTTCCTCCGGAGGCTATTGGTCCCGATGGACAGCCGATTCCGCAGGATGCGCGCAATGCCGGCAACTCGTTTGTGGAGTGGAATGGCTCATTCTGGCCGGTGGCTAAGGCGAAGCCGGTGCTCAAGAAGGTTGCAGGGCACCTCGTTCTCGTAGACCCCTCAACGGGGGCGAAGCTGCGTGATGTTGGCCCTATTGATACCGGAAAGGTCACGACACGGCAGCAGTTGCAACCCGGAGATGACGGGCAGATGCACATGGTTACCCTGACGACCGTTAGTACGCCGCAGGGCGAAAAGATCGATGTTACTCCCGAGTCAGAGGCCCAAACGGACGGGGGCGAAGCGGCAAAGCCCCCCACCTCTGCTCAACCGGTCGGCAAGTCCTCTGTGGGAGGCATCGTCAAGCCAAAGCCGGTCACTCAGCCCCCTGGCGGTGCGCCCAAGGATAAAACCGTGGTTCCCGGCCTCTCTTCGCTGGCGAATCATAAGCTTCAGAGCAACGCGGATAAACAGACGCTCGAATCCTCGAAGCAGATCATCTCGTCCGTCAACGACGTTTTGCCTCTTCTCGAACCACTGAAAAACAATGGGAGCCTCGAGGATGCGGTGAAGATGCGGCTCGAGTTTGCCAAGTATAAGAGAGGCATCCCGCCGTCCGATCCTAACCTCACGAAAATCTTCGAGAACACCGCGCTGATGAGCGTTCTCGGTGCTTCCTTGTGGACGAAGATTGGTCGCAGCCGCTATACCTTTGAGGTCGTCCAGCAACATCTCCCGCACCCGACCGACACGCCGAAGTTGATGTATGACAAGATTAAGTGGTTACAGAACAACGTCGTTCCGGCGGCCCAGGATGCAATCAAGAATCCACAGCCTGACCAACCCGCCAAGAAGACCGGCGATGCAGCAGTAGACAAGTTTCTCCAGAGTTTCTAATGGCAGACCAGGCACCCGATATCGGCGCGCAGTGGAAGGCTCTCACCCCGGAGCAGCGGACAAAGGCGATGGCGGCCATGTCGCCGGAGCAGAAGACCACCCTTGCCACGCGGCTTGGCTACCAGAAGCAGGGAGATAAGCCCAGCATCACGGCTACCCCAGACAACAAGACTCCCGTCTTCGATTGGCTGAAGAACGCTGAAAACGATATCACCCAAGGCGGCACACGTACCGGAGTCGGTCGGGTGCTCGGCATGATGCAGGGGCGCGGCGATAAGGGCTTCAATGGTATCGAGGCGGGCGTATCGAAGGAAGCTGGCGATATGATGGGCAGTCCGCTGCTGGGCGCTACAAATACCGCTCAGGGAATTGCTGAGATGAAAGACACTCCGATAAAGGGTGCGATCGACACTGGCAAGGGCATCCTCAAGGCGATGGAGATTCCCGGATACATGACCGGCGAAAGTGTGGCGTCAAAGGCGATTGAGGCTATCCCTTCGACTGCTCATGCTGGAGAAATACTGAACCAACTCGAGACGGTGATGAAGGGTGTTCCTGTCAATCTCACCAAGAGCGAAGGACCGCTTATGAATATCATGCAGGATTTCGACGCGGGTTCATCCGTCCCTCCAGTCATCAAGAAACTCGTGAAGCGGTGGGGAGACAATAAAGGGCCTATCACCTACGACGAGGCGCGGAGATTTTACAAGAACATCACGACGCTATCTTCTGAAGAGAAGATGTCAATGAAACCTGAGATGAGGAGAAAAATTGGGCAAGTGGCGGAAGCGTTCAAACACGATATCGGAGAAGCGATTCCAATACCGGCGATACGTGATCGGTACTACTCCGCAATGCGGGAGTATCACCGTGGGAGCCAAGTAAAAAGGCTTGGGACTAACACGTTGAATCGATTAAAAAAATCAGCACCAATTGTAGGTGCAGCGGCTGCAGGGGCGGCTGGAGCAAATGAAATAAGAAAATTTGTGCAATGATCCTGACGCCTGCGATGCTGGACGAGCACGATCGTTGCGAGAGGCGCTATGCCTTGAGTCGAAAATACGAACCTCGTTCCATCACGCCTCTGGGACTGCTGTACGCCGCACTGGAGGCCGCCCTGGTCTCAGAGGACCCTGAGCAGGAGGCTAAGGACACGACACTGCGGATCGCACAGGAGCGCGACCTGGACACCGCAGAGAACCGCTTTATGGTAGTGCGGCACACCGGATACCTAGCCGGCATCCTCGCGGTGGCGCTCCAGTGTCGTCTGGGGAATCTTGAAAAGCAGGAACCTGTACCGTTTGGCGAGCACGAGTGGCATTCGAACCTATTCAGCGGTCACCGCATCGTCCTGATGGGGCATTGGAACGATGACGCACTCCGCAGCTACGCTCACTCGTGGGGAACGATAGGAGAGCTTGCTGCACTCGAACGATCGCTGACCTTGACCGCCGTGATTCTTGGATCGCACAGCCACGGTCGACGCCATAGCGCATGGACTAAGGGCCATCTTCATCCGAGCAACCGAGAACTAAGGTTCAGGAAGCGGAGTGGAGGCTCGTTGGATTGGCAAGAAGTATGGCGGGATCAGTCTCAGATAGCGACGGTAGACTGGCTGAAGGTGATGCAATCAGACGGGGTATTAGACGAATTGATCTTGAATCGGGAAATAAGATACGACCCGGCGGACAGCAGGATGGTTCAAGCTCGTTCAGATATGAAGGACATGGCCCGGAGTATGCCGCATACACAAGAAACGTCCCCGATGAGACGGTCTGCATGCGATGAAGTCGGAAGGGGTGCTTGTCCCTATCAGGCATGTTGCTACTCTCCTACTCCGGTGACACCCGATCAACTTCCTCACCTGTACCGGATAAGGTCTTAGGATACGCCGCCAAGAGTACCAGAAGGGTGTAGACAGGAAGATCGTACCGCTTCTCTACGGCATCTTTAGCAAGACGATCGTAAAGCTCCAAGTCCTCCGGCCTCTCGAACTGAAGGTAAATGCGCTTCTTAGCGGAAGAGGTCTTCATAAGCCGCCTCACCGGGGATACATCCGTACTTGGCTCGGAAGGTTGCGCGGTCTCGATTGGCTTGCTCGTGGATTTGTCGCTGCTCTTGGGGCGGGGCATTGCGTAGGGTAGAACTCCTCTCGTGGTAGTAGGGTACGCTGGCCTTCATCAACTCGATCCCGGCACGATGGGCGCGCACGTGAAAGTCGCAGTCCTGTACATAAAGTTCCATCGTCTCATCGAAGGGGCCAACATTCTCCCAACAGTCCCGGCGGATGAGGAAGGCGCTGAAATCGGGGTGTGGCTCAGTCTTGCGTTCTGTAGGCGGCGCTGCGATGCTGGTGATCGTGTCGACGGCCACTCCGGTCACAAACGGAAGATCATAACTCAGGAGTTCTGCGTAGAACCACGGCGGAAGCACTGTATCATTGCCAACTACGAGAACATGATCGAACCCATCCTCTCGAAACAGGATGTTGAGGACGTTATTCCAACCCTTGCTGACGCCGACGTTCGTCATGGACAGGAACGGCGCGACATCGTGTTGCTGCATACACCAATCCGGGGTTCCATCCGTCGATCCATTGTCGAAGATGTTGATATCGACATCCACAGTCTGCTTGCGGAGGCTTTCGACACAGCGCTTCGTGAGGGCGAGATTATTATGAGTCAGGATTAGAACCGGGTTCATCATATTGCTCCAATGCAGGTTTTGCAGCGCGACTCTGTGCCGATCTTTTCTGCCTTACACGCCGATATGGAATGTACGTGACCGCACTCCAATTCGTACTCAAGGATTCTAGCTTCTGGGTGCCCCAGAATCGGCTGTGCCCTAAATTCCTTTCGGACTATTCGATACCGATGATTCGGAGTTATCGGTACATCCAGATTGTTTGTTTTCGCATATTCGCCACGCTCAGCGTTGGCGGCCAAGTCGTAAGCAGTACCAGCCTCTTCTTCGGTCTCGAAGTATCCGAGGTGCTTATCTCCAATTCGAGCTTGCCAAGGTCGAGACTTGAGCCTCTTCTGAAAAGCTACCCCTTTAAATCTAGAGCTGGCATTCGGCGTTCTTGCTTTTAGTGAGTTGTGCATGTTCTGTGCATGTGTAACAGATCGAAGATTGCTTCTTCGATTATTCAGTCCATCGCCATCCTTGTGATCTCGCTCCACGGCATCAGGCATTACCAATTGATGCATACGAACATTTTTTCTGCCAATGGTGGCTACCGCATAGTAGGTTCCACGTTTGGTTCGCTCTGCTCTCCATTTGTATGGAGATATCGACTCGAAATCATCCGAGTCGATCACGGCAACCTTATTAAATGTGAGCGGTATTTCTACCGTATCGCTTCTAGACACGTTATCCACCAATCCCTTGCTACGTCGAGTCCGGGTATTGGTCGAGAGTTGAAGGTTTGGATGGATTTCCAATTCGCACTCTTTTCTATATCCCGAACCAAACTTTCAGGCGTCGTTCCCCAACGATGCCTATCCTCTTCATGGCCCATGAAAGCACCGTAGGTGCAGACCATGAAAATGTACTCATCTATCAGGCCGTCTACCCATCTCTGGGCAATCGCCTTCATATTGGGAACAGATATGATTAGCGATCCTCCCGGCTTTAAGACTCTATAGGACTCTTGTAGCAGATCAATCGCTTCTCCGCAACCAAAATGTTCATAAACTTGGGAGAGCACAAAGTAGTCGGCGGTTTGGTCTCCGCAGGGGAGATGTGCACCATCGGCCAATAGGTCGGGGGCTGGCATCCCTTCGTGAGCAATTTTGTCTGTGTTGATCCATTGGATTTCCGATGTGCTCTTGAAGGGCCTCTGCCCACTACCGACGTTATATCCGATCTTCATTGCCGCCTCCAGACTCCGAGTGTTCCGAACACGCCCACGGGATCCCACGTTCCTTTGACCATGTAGTCGGATATCGCTCGGGTAACTCCCGGAAGACCCTCATTCGTGTAGTCGTGAGCCGTGAGAACGCCGCCGGGGCGAACCTGCTCCGCAATCAGTGCGAGATCGATCATGACACCGGGATACTCGTGATCTCCATCGATAAAACACATATCGATAGGACCGAGTTTTTGGATGAGCCAAGACGACTTGAGCGATTCCATGCAGAGGAAGGTAAACTCCCGCGTGCGCTCGCCGCCCAGGCGATGCATCATCGAGACCCAATTGGATAGAAACTCAGGCTGTTCCGTATACGGATCGATGTGGATGGAGTGAAAGCCGATTGCCCGCGCCATCTGCAGAATCAAACTCGAAGACCTTCCGAGCTGGCATCCGGTCTCAACGACAATTCCTCCTCGTGGAACTTCGAGGCAGGCACTGTAGAGTCCGAACGCATCGGCATCTTCAAGTGCAGTACTGCCGCTTACGGTTGTGGTGAAACGCATCACCTCTTCAAAACTTGGAATCACTGTAGCTCCTTTGTAAAGAAAACATCACCACACGATAGAATCGGGCTGGTTCGCTTGAACCCATGACCCTTCAAAAACTCCTCTACTTCATAGGCAGAGCAGCCTCCGTCCCAAGGCGAAACTTCGCAGCATTCGATCTTGAGGTCGGTGAAGCTTATAAGGTACCGACCAAACCCTTCGAGAACTTCCAGCTCCATACCATGAGCGTCGATCACCAGAAGGGAACACGAACCCTCTTTGTAGAAGTACTTCATCGCCCACAGGTCAAAACGCGTCACCGGAACGGGAATGACTTCGCAGCGAGTGACAGACCATCCAATCTCGTTCGCTACCTCTTCGATCAGAGGGTAGGCGCTTGCCATCTGGGTATCGAGTCCGTCTCCATGGATACGCCACGGAACAAACAGGTTGATCACTCCATGATGATCGCCGAGAGCGAAGTTCGCCCAAATGACTCCTTCTGGAAAGATCGTCGCTTGCGGCTCGAAGCAGATGATGGGGGAGCGGCCGGCGTACTCCTCAATCTCTTCTCCGCAGTGCGCTCCGACATGGACGACGCCGTTACTCAACGAGAACACCTCCGGGGGCTTCCGCAAGAACGTTCTGCCAGCCCGGTATAGGCTCCCCGAAGCTGTTGGTGATGCCGGTGTTGACGATCACAGGAGGAGTGACGACACCCAGCTTGAAACCGGCTCCACGAACGCGGTTCGAGAAGTCTACATCCTCGCTCTGGCAGACCTTTCCCGCGGGCGTCTGACAGAACGGGCCGAAGGTATCCCAGACATGCCACGACAGCAACATCGACTGACTGGCCAGAGCGAAGACTGGATAGATATCCACGCCAAAGGTGCGATACCACGGCATACCGGCGATAGGGCCGTTGAACGGGTGGTTATAGCCCCCTACGACCTTGTAGTCATCCTCGACCGACTCTACATAAGCCGAGGCTAACGTCTGCAACCAATCCTTTTTGAAGTACACATCGTTGTCGCTGAGGTACAGCATCCGTCCGCGACCAAAAAATTGTTCGCTCTCTGCGACGACCTGATTACGAGCCAAACCGGTTCCTGGACTTACTTCGTTCCGAATCAGGCGCATCTTACCTTCCGGCCATGCAATCGTCTGGAAGTCGCGCAGCCATTGCGCGGTAGGTTCATCGCTCACGTCATCCAACACGGTCAACGTGACGGCGTGTAGGGGCGTATGAGCCACGAGCGAAGAGAGAGCCTGTTTCGTCAGGTCGAGGCGATTGTGGACCAGCATCGTGAGATTGATCATTCGGCGTCCTCCAAATCTCGTGCTGCACGTATGGCAGCGGCACCTTCTTTGGTGTCTGAATACCCGAGCGTTTTATTTTTCCCATCCTTGCCTTTGTGCGCCATCCATTTCCCCTTGCTGGGTATCCACGAAACTCCGATAATTCCAGACTTATTTCTTGGCCCAGGAATCTGATTTAGTGATGCGTTCGGAGTTCGGTGCTCCATTTTTTCGGCCCTAACTGGCTTGACCCTTCGGCCCGCTACTTGCCGTATCCTTTCAATCAAGTCGTTGCGTCGATCCACTTCCGATGCGGATAGGCTTACGCCTTTGTTGCGCTCAACCCCGGATAGAAACTCTATGGCCAACTTAGCTTCTTCATCCTTGTATCTGAGGAAAGGGAGAATATTTCTAAGGATGTGCAAGCTATGTCTGGAATTTTGAACCTTCCATTGATTGGCTATCTTCTTCGCATAGGGATACACCTTCGACCCAAAATGGGCGTTTCCTCCGAATTCCTCCAGTAGTGATCTGATCAATTTTTCGCTTGTATTTGACAGCATTAGGCGAAGATCCCAGTACACGCTGTAGGTACCGTCCTTCCTCTTCTGCCTAACACAGCAAATACCGACGCACCCCTCTCCATCCCACAGTCCCGCGAGATATCTCCAATCAGGGGACTCGGTGGGGTAAAACGTCTTTGAATTGCTCATATAGCCGGAGATGTTCGCCTTCATAATCAAAAACCTGATCCTGTTTTAGTCCGGAGGACTTTCCCCCCAAGTGTTCGCAATCGACTCCCACTAGCCTGATGTTATAGCCGAGGCGCCTCGACATGCAACACATATATTCCATATAAAGAAAATAACCGTAACTTCCATCTTGCGGCCACCCGCCACACTCTTGGAGAAATGACCGACGGATGAACACCGCGAACCCGTCCAGCACCGAAACATCCCGCGCTTCGCTGAACCTCTGCCCATGCTGCTCTGCATTCCTCATGTTCGACATGAACTGCTGACGAGCCAGCTTCCCGATCTGGTAAGGGGGAGAATAGAGTGCCGGGTGCCCATGTCCCAAAGCCCCTCCGAATCCAACCATCACTACATTCAAGTCTTCAAACTCTCGACGCACGCGCTCATCCCACCCCTTTTCATAAATGATCACGTCATCGTGGACATATCCCAGGATAGTTTCTGTCGACTCGATCCTGCCTTGCTCGTAGGCGTGCATCAGAGTTTGACCTGCGATTACGTTGACGGGAAGGTAAGCATTGGCGGTGTCGCGCCACGACTGAACACACTCGGACCATCGCGGTTGCCACAGAGTAGTGCATACCATCTCGATCATCGCAACCCTGCTTTCAGCCAAGATTTGAACTTCGGCCATACCTTGCTCCAGTCCAACTCCAGCGCATTGATATCGGCGATGTCTGGGTTTTCAGCAGCTTCCTCCGCCTTTGCCGCCCACTGTTCAGGCAGATAAACCGGGCGCTTATTGCAGTAGGGAGACTCATAGAACCATGCATAGGGTATCGGATCGACCTTCATCCACGAAGGCAAATGCTCTGCAGCCCCGCCGTAGTTTCCATGGACGCAGGGCGTGCCGCAAAGCATGGACTCGAAGATCGGATAGCCGAACCCTTCGCCGAGACCGATACCCAGGGTTACGTTGCAGGCAGAGTACATGTACCGCATCTGCATGTCGGTGAAGTTGCTTGTGGTGATCATGACCCGACCCTGCAATCCGTAGTCTTCGACCAGAGAGATGATATTCCAGTGGCGTTCAAGAGAGTCGATGTGAACCCACACCTTGACATCGAGACCTCTTTCGAGAAGGATGCGGCACGTCTGAATACCCAGAGCATAGTTTTTACGTGCCTGGTTGGTCGCGACCATGCCGACAAGGAAATCTGTTTCCTTGAGTCCGTGGAACCCCAACTCCCCAAGAACCTTCTTTGCCTCCGACTTATCGCGGGGTCTCCAGGCTTCGGTATCCAGTCCATGAGGAATGAAGTCGGGGTATCCGGTTACGCCGGCCGACCACTTGGAGTAGTTGAGAACGCGCTCGAATCCGGCAAGCGACTCCTGCAACCGGACGCTGAGTTTTCCGTTTGGCCCCTCGGCATCAATCGGCGCATAAATCCACTTGCGGATGTTGGCGACTTTGAGCCACTGCCGCATCATCGGCATTGGGCATTGGTCTGGATTGGCAAACCACCTTAGCCTGGATGGGTCCCAGATGCACAGAACAATCAACTCTTCATCTCCCGCGAAGTCCTGACAGATCATCGGCAGTTCGGGAGGCATAAAGTTATTGAGTTCGTGGAAGTGGTACTCCGGCCACCCAAAGTCTTTATTGCCGGGACCACCGAATCCGGCGGTTGCCACCTCAAACTCCGGCAGATCGGCGTGGATGCGCGTAGCGAGGTCTCTCGTGATGCGACCAAGACCGGAGTGGCACGAGGCGGAATCGGAAACCAGCAGCAGTTTTTGTGTCATGTCATCCCTAAATTCCCCCTAACATTACTCGATCGGTGCTATGGTGTCAACAGAGGATTTCGCCATGATACTTGTTCGCGACGATGTGACCCAAAAGTTAGGCAACGCGCTCATCGCCTTGAAGCTCGGCAGGGCATCAAAGGTCGATGAATTCCGCAAACAGCAGTTCGACACGGCAGAGCGCAATATTGAATTGATCTTGTCGTCGGTTGTGAGTGATGGTAGTGTTGGGGATTATGCTAAACCGGTACCCGGGGCCGAAGCTTAAATCTCTCCGCAAGCGCGCCCATCTCTCCCAGATGCAGGTTGTCGAGCTGACGGGGGTGAGCGAGGCGACGCTGTGCTATCTGGAGCGCGGGGATCGTAAGCCACAGACCCGGACCTTGGAAAAACTACTCAATCTCTACGCTATCCGCATCAATTGGCTAGAGAAGTGCGACACGATATTCGATAACAAAGGAGCAGCGAATGACAGAAGTATCCATAGCAAAGCCACTCTCCGGTCCCGAAGCGCTCGAATCATGCCTCCAGTCGCTAAGGACGGCACTCGGAAAGGATGACCGCTTTTCGTCCCACATGAGCTACAACGGGTTCAAGGCGGAGATTGGATTCAAATTCTATCCGCACCTGACCTTTACCCCGCCGGTGGAGCGGGACTTGACCGTGGAAGCGGGAGACCAAGAAGGCATCGAAGCGGAACCAACCATCGATGATGTACTGGACATTCCGCTGCGTCCACCGAACCAGGTACGCGAGGATGCGGACTTGCCGGTGCCGGTACTGGTGACCGACGGCAAGGGAACGTCATCGGAGAAGTGGGTCAAGCGCGGCCCGCGCCCGGAGAACAAGGCTCGCCCGAAGAATCAGGTACGCGGAGCGTAAATGCCCCCCAAGGTAGCCATCAAGGTGAAGCAGGGCAAGTCCAAGGATCGCGCACGAGCGGTGGCGATGGACAAGCTGCGCGCCCATTGGAACGGTGTCGAGGGTGAGGAGTTCGATCCATCGGAAGAGATCATCATTACGCCACTATTGAAGGCAGTGGACGGGGGCATCCCGGCGCTGATCCATGCGCTCAGGGCCTACGACGAGGACGATACGCGAGACTTTCTGGAGACCTATGACATGCTCACCGCTACAGACCGCAATCATGTGTCTTTGGAAGAGATATCCTACGCTGCGGGGGTGGGTTCGCTGCGTCTTGCGGAGGTGGCGCAGACGGCGGTCCTCTTGAGCGGACAGATACGCACCAAACTCATCCTTGCCTCCAAGATGCCGAAGGTGGTTGAGAAATCGATCAAGATGGCACTGAAGGACGAGGGCCTTACGGACCGTGGCTGGATTCTCCAGGCAGGCAACGTCCGTCCGATGCCCAAGGGTAATGTCATCGCGATCCAGAACAACAACGGAGCAGTGCAAGAGGAGAAGGAGACTCCGAAGGACGCTCCAGCGCTGTGGCAGACGGCCGATGAGCGGTTGAGGGCGATTCATGACATGACCGAAGCCCGTAGGCTTCCAGCTCCGGCGTCATCGCCCATCGTGATCGGCGGTAAGCTTGACCACTTGCAGTCGGACGTGTTGGTGGAACGCGATGTTTAGCCGCCGCGAATTTTGTAGGGAGGATTAGTCATTTTTTCCACTAGAAAATCCTTGGAAAAACTTGAAACTCTGTCGAAGAAGACGGGGTGGATACCGGAGTATCACTCGCTTTCGGAGATTGACTCGTTCAACTCCCACTTTGTCGAGATAGGAAGAAAGTGTGAGCGTAACGGTACCGATATAGAGGTATCCCTCGGACCTGAAGAACTTGCTTGGATTGCCAATGAGTACCAAATTTGTGCCTGCGACTATCGGTACTGGTCCAATAACTACTTTTACATCAACGCTTCGGGCGAGATCAAACGATTTGAGCGGCGCGCCAGTCAGCAGATGCTGTTAGACCTGTGGGCAGAGAGACAAGACCTGGGATTCGGGATTGAACAGCAGATATTGAAGGCCAGGCAGCAGGGAATCAGCACTGAGGTGGAGGGGGCGATCACCCATCAGGTCAACTTCGGCATGGGGGTCAAGGCTGCAGTAGCCTCGTATGACGCGGATGCCTGCGAACGCATGGCGGGCATGATGCAGCTCGGCTATAACGAAATGCCGGCATGGATGAAAGCAAATCCGACCTCGGATCGAGCCGGAAATCTGATGGCGTTCGGAGCCAACTCCACTCGATTGACGCTCTATTCCGGCCGGAAGGCTTCAGGTATCGCTCGTGGCGACACTCCGTCGGTGCTCCATATTTCGGAGGTTTGTGAGTTCCCCGACGCACAAAATGTCATTGAAAACTCTCTGTTTGCTGCCGTCCACACGTCTCCGCGCGTATTCATGGTTCTGGAGTCAACGGGAAAGGGAAACACGGACTGGTGGGCCAAGACGTGGTACTCCTCACGAGATTTCTGGCATACGGGCGGAGCGCGGCTTCAGCCGGTATTCTTTCCATGGTTCTGCGCGGAAGACCTCTTTCCCACGATTGATTGGAGACGAGAGCACCCCGTTCCTGTCGGCTGGCGTCCCTCCCTTGTAGAGACCGAACGCATGGTCATGAAAGCGGCAGCGTATGTCCACCAAACACCATTGATGCGGAAGTTCTACGGCGACTCGTGGCGAATGCCTGACTTTCAGTCGTACTACTGGGAGTACAAGTTTCTTGAGGCACGACGGAAAGGCAACGCAAAAGGCTTTCTGCAGGAGCATCCGATTGACGATATCGAAGCTCTCCAGCCGAAGAAAGACCTCGTATTCGACTTATCGGAGATTGACACGCAGTACAAAGACCGGCAGCCATACACGCTTTGGGCGATCACCGGAGAGCAGATTCAGGAAAAGTATCATCCGCTTCCGAACGACATCGACTATGAGGCAGACCGGTTCAGAGTTTCGTATAACGGCGTGGTACACGACATTCATGGCAAGCAGAATCGGGAGATGATCTGGGAGTTCGTTCCACTCGTGACCCCGCCGGAAAAGGGAGGAGACATCTTCGATGCGGACTGTAAGCTGGTGGTTTTTGAATGGCCGGAAGAGGGATACGACTACTCGATTGGTGTGGACACCGCTGGAGGTTCTGGAGGAGATAACACTGTCATCTGTGTTAATCGGCGATCGATTGACGGTACAGAGCCAGATGTCCAAGTCGCCGAGTTTGCATCAAACAGAGTTCCTCATGCGATGGCTCATGCGTGGATCATGGCTGTTGCCGCGCTCTATGGGCAGGAGATGGAGAGAGAACCACTTGTGGCCGTGGAACAGGTATACGGCACAGGTGACGCTGCACAGATTCAGATGAAGATGCACGGCTACCGCAGATTTTACAAATTCTCGCGCCTGGACGGAAAAAACCCGAAGCATGATCAAAAGAAGTCGAAGCGCGAGGGCTGGTATACCTTCGACTGGTCGCGTACGTTCATGCTGGGGATGTATAAGAACGCCGTAGAAAATCATTGGTACAAGCTCAACTCGCCGTTCCTGCTTCGAAACGAGATACCATCGTTCCAGATCGACCAGGCGGCTGGAGGCAAGACGCGCTACGATCACGCCTCCGGCAAGCATGACGACCGTATCTTTGCGTCGGCTATCGCCTATATCATCTTCAACGATACGGAGTCGATGAGCCGCCGGGTCGAACATGCGTTTGTGCGGGATGAGCAGATCGCGGACATAGATTATTCTTTCCCGGTGGGTGTATCGGTGCCATACTCATTGATCAGTGAGGGGTTTGACGTATGAACGGATTCGAAAGACTTTGGTACTGTGAAAACGAAGACGGGCGAGTGTTTCTGACCTCTCCGCAATCTCCTGTCCCTGCCGGATATCAGCGGTTCGAGACCACCTCGCCGTCGGTGATGGACGGCATCTTCAAGAAGCTCAATGCACAGACACGTGCCGAACACGGCCAGATGCTCTACAGCGACTACCTCCGACGGAGAGACAGGATCGAGCAGTGGCGCAGGGACATTCAGGCGCGCATGGCGTCTTCCGATTGTTCGAATGCGGAGCGGGAGTTGCTGCAAGTGGCGCTCAAGGCATGTGATAATCGAGAAGCTAAGCTAAACAGAAACAGTGTTTACGGGGTGAGCGCGATGCAGGAATCCGCAGCACCGCTGCCCCCGTCCACCACCAAGACCTTCAATGCGGAAGACCTGCTGGTCAAGGCCCCGACTGAGACCGAGGTCATCCAGTGAAACAGAACGAAGTCTCCTGGCAAGCCCCGGTCTTCGAAGCTCCCGACGATAAGAAGCTTGCCTTCTGCCGACAGGCTATCGAGAGCGGCATCAAGTGGAACGAGGAGCAAACCTCCTCCGAGGATATCCGCCGGGGCATCGACACGCTTGCCGGAAAGTCGGGCAGCCAACTCACCGGGAAATGGGCCAGTTTCACCACCGGCGACCTCAAGCGCGCTGTCCGGGAGATTATTGAGACTCTGGCGGACATTCGCCCGTTCTGGGGGTACCAGACCGATAACGATGCCTTCCGTGACGAAGCGAACATGCTCAACAAGGTTACCAAGAGCATCTACCTGGAATCCTTCGTGGACCGCTCCCTCAGAGACGCGTTGCAGTTTGCCTCTGTCACGGGTGGCGGGTTCCTGTATCCGTTCTACTCGCGCGGGATGTTCGGTATGGGTGAGGGCGAGTTCAATTTCATGGCGCTCGGCCAGCCGGACGTGTTGCCGGTCCAACTCCCGCGGAGCCGCAACTATCAGAAGGCGTATATCGTCACACTGGCGATTCCGATGGGCATTGCCGAGGCTCATGCGCGGTTCCCGATGTTTCAGCAGTATCTGCATCCGTTTGCGACCAAGCGATACGGCAAGACGCGAGGCGGCGAGCAGCGGAAAGGATATGACCAGAACCGATGGCGGATGCATTCCATCGAAACGCAGCTTGAACAGTTTACCGACATCTTTTATTCGTACATCCTCGACCTCCGCATCAACTATGGTGATGTAGACGAGAAGGGGAAGCCAATCCTCGATGAAGCCGGAAACCCCATCGGGCGAGAGTTGAAGATGGGGCAGGAAGGCACGAGCTGGTCGTATACGGTGCCGTTCGTAGGGCAGATGATCACGCGGTTCGAGGATGGTCGTCAGGTGACGCGCGCGGCTACCGAAGACGACTGCCGGGTGTATCCACAGCGCCGGTTGATGATCTCCTGTGATGCAGCGCTCATGTATGACGGTCCCGCCTTCGACCTCCACGGCATGGTGCCGCTCATCCCGTTCTATCTGGATGATTGGGCATGGGAAGGAACAGGATACTCGCTGTTTCGGGGTACCGTGGCGTTGCAGGATGCGATTGACGACCTGGTGCGCTCGGTGTACCGGATTGCGATGTCTCGCGCCAATCCCGGCAAGAGCTACAACACCGATATCACAACAGGCGACAAAAATGGGAAGATTTCCTCGCGTCAGGCCGAGCAGATGGACCCCTTCGATCCAAATGCAACCTTCGGCGTCGACGGAGACACGAAAGAACCAGTGATGCGCCCTCCCATGCCGGAGTGGTGCTACAACGTGCCGGAATGGGTGATGAAGGTGGTCGAGTTCCTGCAAGCCTCGATCATGCGTCAACTCGGACTCGATCAGATCCAAGCACTTCAAAAACTGAAGGCCAATGTCGAAGACCCCGAGAAGCTGCTGGACGCCGAAGGTCCGGTGGTTGTCGGCACCTCGCGTTCGATGGAGATGGGCCTACGCGATTTGGGCGAGATGATGAAGTACCTCATCATCCAGTACCTGACGACGCGCCGGACGATGCAGTATGTCGGTGCTACGGGCATGGCTCCCGAAGTCTTCGACTACGCCCCCGACATGCTGATCCCCTCACACTTGCCGGGGGAGACGACGATCGACGCGATGGGCCAGTCGCAGGAGTCTACTGCCGATCCGATGTCGCGGGCGAAGGCGTTCGCTAAAAACATCCGCTTCTTTATCACGCCGCACTCTCTGCACTATATTGCACAGAAGGCGTACAAGCTTAATCTTCTGGCGGCTACGAGCAAGGGTGTCGTGATCGACCCGGAGACGATGGCAACCGCCTTCGACATCCCCAATTGGGGCAGTATCGAAGGTTCCACGGTAAAGGAAAAGGTCTTCAATTGGGCCAAGGAGCAGCTTACCGAGAAGGCGGATATCGCCAAACTGGAGAAGGCTTTGGGGCTGGCACCGCCGCCGGAAGAGGGTCCAGGCAAGACGGGACGACCTGCCACAAATAAAAAGGCTCCGAAGGTCAAACAAAAGGGCATGGCCGGCGGCGGAAGGCCGGTAGTCAGTACATCGGGATAGGAGACCCATGAACACGAGAACGGTCAGCACCTTGAATCACCGGACCACGATCACCGCAGAGACGCCGCGCAAGGATGGCGGAAAGAGCCTCATTCTTGAGGCATTCAATCTCATCCATGAGCATAAGCAGGTCGGGCAACTCACCGTGCAGTTCGGATTGGGTGGGTGCGTGTCCTCGGTGACGTTCGATGAGAAGTCCGTCGTCCCTCAAAGCAGCATGGAATTTCCCGACGACCAAGAATAATCACTAAAAACCCAAAGACCCCCCCAAATACAGCAAAATAAGTGCTTGCTGTAGAGGCACATAGGGCCGTAGTGTTGGAAGCAACTCAGGACACGGCCCACCTCGTTGTGATGCGTTTAGGCCACCCTAAAGTTCATTTTGAACGACAAGGAGCCTCACATGGCACGTCACAAAAAGCACAAGGGCGGCAAGCTCAAGGTAATGGGCGCACACCTCGGACACAAGGCACACAAGGGCAAGAAGGGCCGTAAGCGCGGAGGCAAAAAGCGCTAGTATGGCAACTTTTCCACCAACAGTTGCACCGGGCGGCGCTCCAGACGGAGCGCCTTCTCCCTCCCCTCAAGGTGGCGGGCAGTCTCCAGCAATCAAGCTGGCGATGCTGGGTCAACTGATTCAGGGTCTGGCGACTCAGTTCCCCGGCGGACAGCAGGGCATCAAGATGATGCTCGATGGTCTCCGTATGGTTCAGTCGTCTGCCGCTGCCCAAGCCGCTCCCCCACCGCAAGCAGCCCCACCCCGGTAGCCTGAGAGACCTTCATAGGAGAAAACAATGACTGAACTCGAATGGCTCAAACAGGAATCGGGACTCACGGACGACGAATTGAAGGCAATGGAAGCGGTTGCCGGACACACCAAGTTCGTCGGTATGCTACAGAAGATGATTGGCTCCAACGAAGCCGCCGCCGCCGATAAGAAGGCAGCAGAGCAGTCTCGGTTGGACCTCGAAAAACGCTACCAAGACGAATTTATCCCTGAGATGCGTAAGGTGACACAAGACTCCCTCCGCGCTCAAGGCGAGTTGGCTCGTGCCCAGGCCGAACTAAAGGCTGCCAAGGAATACGGCATCGTTCCCGAGTCCACGAACGTAACACCCGCCGAACCGGTGCGCGCCCCAGGATCGCCGGACCCCAACGCGCTCAGCAAGGCCGATCTTGAGCGGTACAGCGCGCAGTCGTCGCGGGCAATTATTTCGTTGAACGACCTCAACGCAGAGCACTTCAAGCTCTACGGCTCTCCCCTCCCTGATTCTCAGGGGCTGGTCGATGAAGTCACACGCCAGCATACACTTGGGCATAAAGACTACACGCTCAAGAAGGCGTGGGAGACCAAGTATAACGTTGAAGCCAAGCGGGCTGAGACGGCAGCGGCAGAGCGTCAGAAGGATATCGATACCGCAGTCGCGGCGAAGTTGAAGGAAGAGCGTCAGAAGCATGGCGACAATCCTCACACCCGCACCGGCGTCCCATCGCGATTTTCCACGTACAAGCCATCGGACGCAGCAGGCTCCACCAAGCCGTGGCAGACAGCACCCGGAATGCGTAAGGCGGCCAATGAGCCGTGGCGCAAGTCGGCTATCAGTAAGCTTTCGGAAGTGGCATAGAGATAAGGAGAAACACCAATGGCAGCTCCATTTGGACCGCTATTCCCCGAAGTACCGGCGACTACGGTAAACGAGATCATCGACGGGTACATTTACCAGAACAGCTACATTTCGACGCCGATGCAGCGGTATTTCCGCGCTTCGGGTGCCTACGACCCGTTTGGCGGCGGCGCTGCGATGCAGCTTCCGCAGTTGTATCAGGGCGCGCAGGGTGGAGCGATCTATCCGGGTCAGGACGTAACGGTCAACCGCGTCCAGATGATTACTGCCGGCCTCTTCAGCCCAAAGCTCTACACCAAGTTCATTCTGGTGGAAGAGTTCTCGCTGGAGGTGCTGAATACCGGTTCTGAGGCTCGGGTCAACATCCTCGAAGCCTACATGGAACAGATGATGGAAGGTATCGACTTCCAGCTTGAGGGCGATATGTTCCGCCATGGGCAGGCAGCCGGGAACGGGGTCTCGGACAATCGGCTTGCTTCGATCAGCGGATTCTCGGAGGCCATGAACGATGGGGTTACCCCCTCATGGGATAGCAACGTGTTTCCGACCTACTCCGGCCAGACCCGCAACGGAGCGATTGGCGCGGCGTTGAATTCGATTCCGATCTGGCTCGGGGATGCCTCGGGGAATCCGGCTCCTCCGAACTATCAGGAGTTGCTGAAGACCTATATGACGCCGATTGGTCGTCCGACGCTTGGCGTCACCTCCTACATTGGCTACTCAGCGATTGCCAGCGCATTCCAGCGCCAGCAGCGGTATGAGACGCGCGACGACCAAAATATCAATTGGTCGGGCATCAAGTTTGAGGATGCGACGATCTTCAATGACGATATCGTTCCTTCCTCGAACCCAAAGCAGTCGATTGCCAACCTCTTTACCACGGTGGACGGTACCGCGCCCACTCCGGGGGCTATCCAGACGGGTCAGTTCCAGATCACGCAGGCGATGCTGGCGAACCAGGGAACCAGCAACCTCCCCAACCTGGGATTCACCTCGAACGCGACTCCTCTCCTGACCGGAGGCTTGAATACGATCGTGGTCGGTGAGCCGCTGTTCTGGATCGATGTGGAGTCGTGGAAGTATCGTCCGGCGGATACTGGATCATTCAACTACCACATGATGGACCCCATCCGGTATCCACAGAACCCGACGCTCTACACACAGTTCCTGCGTCACGCACTCAACTTCTATACCCCGACACCGCGCCGTCATCAGCAGTGCTACGGAATAAAGGGGTAGGTAAATCTTTTAGTTTCAAGGAGATAGGACATGGCAAATAACCCGACGGTTGGAGTCTTCATCCCAGGATTCCTCAACACGTGCAATTCGCCGTCTCAGTTCGGACAGCAGGATGCGTATGGCACTCAGTATCCGTCTGGTACCACGGCGGGTAAGGCAATTGCGATGGGTCCACAGGAGGCGCAAAACCTTGCCGCTCCCGGTACGCAGTTGTTCGACGGCTTCTATCAGTGGGTTCAGGTGGACTCCGGTGCAACGGCGGCGAACGTGGCCGCTGGTCTCGCTGCCTTTATCAAGCTGGACTCCGGTCCGACCCAGGGAGCGATTCCCGAGACCTCGTATGAGGTGCCGCAGGTTACCTCTGAGGATCAGGTCGTCATCGGCGGAGGGTCTACCAACCTGTTTGCCGGTGTCTTTCTGAACTCGATCACTCCGGGCAATTGGGGATTCATCTTCAATGGAGGCGGTCGAGCCACGGTTGCTCTCAGCGGAACCATAAGTGCAGCTATCGGGTCTATCGTGAACGTCGGCACCGGTACCAATGCCGGTAAGTTCAATACGGTAGCCAGCCCGACCACAACCTCGGTGAGTGTCGGATTGACGGCGCAGACTTCAGTGGCGAATAGCAACTGCGTCTGCTACTTCCCCGATATCTTCTACCGCTTCCCTAACTAGCTAAGGAGTAGTCATGGCGCAAGGATCAGCAAAGCAGGTCAAGAACGGACGGGATACCTTCGGAGGGCGGTTCTACGGAACCGTCGACTACTCCGGCCCCGCTTCGTATGCAGGAGGCGCAACCGGAGGCGACCTGGTAGACCCTCATTGGTTTGCTTTCTACAACACGATCCAGAGCCTGGAGGGAGCAATCGATCAGTCGGGTACCTACATCGCCGTACCGCAAACCGTCAACAACGGAGTGACCGCGTGGAAGATTCGCTGGTTTACGGTGGTCGGCATGACGGAAGTCACCAACGGAACCGCACTCAATGGGGTCACCGTCAGATTGAGCGCTATCGGATACTGAGCTTCTTTCGTAGTTGCCAAAGGGCGGGGCGTAAACAAACGCTCTGCCCCTTTTTTTAGGAATTTATGTTAACGGAAGTTGAGCCAAGCGAATTCGCCATGAAGTTCCCGAGCCAAGGCATCGTAGGCACGGGCAGCCTCTTCTGCGGTCGAGTGGGTTCCCGCGTCATACTGCTTCCGGTCCTTGAAGACTTTGGCGCGGTATCTACCGTTATCCTTGAGAAAAACCCCCTTGTATCCACTTTTGTTGTCTGCGCGAATGGCCTGATTAGCTCCTTGCTGGGAGGCGTTGGCGTGACGAAGATTGCTCTTGCGGTTATCGAGAGTGTCTTCGCATCGCTTATGGTCGATACCGCGTGGTACCTGCATAACCTCGTTGTGCATGTAGCTAGCGGTATAGCGTCTCTCGGCTGTAGGCAGGCGAACATTTCGAACAGCGTAGAAGCTCTTGGAGAGAGGATTCCAATGAGCGTTCCAGTAGTGCCCACTCAGGCGGTCGTAGTCCTCTACATCAACGATTGCGGTTTGTCCTCGGGTAAGGGGAATAAGGCGGTAAGATTGATCAAGCGGCTGAGAAACCTCGTGACGTTTCACGGGTGCGGGCATGTGATTCCACCTCGAATGGAATTGCGGCCTTCCAGCCGCTCTTTCATTATACAGGGGGGCATATGTCCTACCTAGACATGAAAGCAGAACTTTCTGAGGCTATACCCGGTTTAAGTAGAATCTACGCTGGTACACTGATCAACCGGGCTTGGCGCGTCGTGCAGGATTCCAACCTCTGGTCCTTTCAGCTTGGACAAGGCGGATTCTCGACACCGAATATTACCACGGCCGGCAGCGTTACGGTCACCGGGCTGGGACAGAACACTCTCGTGGGAGACGCGGTGGCTTCTGCAGCATGGCTGGCACTGCCCCTGTACTGGCAGACGACGCTCCAACAAATCCGTATCACCGGCTACTCGATTTACTCCATTGTGGCGATGGACGCGACGGACCCTACGGCTGTCATCCTGACATTAGACCGTAACTTCGTCGATCCGCTGCCGTTTCTTGCGGGCAATGAGTACCAGATGTTTCAGGCGTACATCGCGGCTCCTCCCAGGTTCAAGAGGTGGCTCAACGTGGCTGACATGTTCAACTGCTGGGCGATGGATATATGGACTTCGAGGCGCGATGTGAATCAGTGGGACCCGGCTCGGCTTTATACGTCGAATCCCGATAGCCTCCTGCCGCTCGGGACCGACATGCGTGCCGGATCATCGACCTTTGGCCAGATGCTCTATGAGTTGTACCCGAACCCGTCAACGCAGATCAGCTACCAGACGTACTATGTAGCGGATGCTCCGGTCCTGGTCAATAACTCCGACACGCTGCCGTATCCGATCACGCAGGACGTAGTTCTCACCAAGGCGCGCGTCTACGCCTACGAGTGGGCTGAATCGCGCAAGGACGTGATGGCTGCCAAGGGTTCCGGTGCCAACTACAGCGCACTGAAGAAAGAGGGAGAAGCGGAGTTCCTATCCCGACTCAAGACATTGCGGTTGATCGATAAGGATCAGGTTGACTCGTATAACCTCAGCATGAACAGTTACATGGGTGGATGCAGAATGCCGTATTTTAATAGCCAGATTGGGCGCGCGAATATGGGTGGGATCGGAGCATGGCGATGAAGCGCCTCATCTTTCTTTTGCTGGCGCTCACAGCTCCGGCGTTTGCTCAGAACTTCCGGTATAACGGCCTATGCACCCAGGGCGCGACGAAAGCTCTGGTCTCTGGCCTCGCCTCAACCAACTACCAGGAGAGCGCAGTTCCCGGCTGTACGGTGACCGTATACAACACCGGTACGGTAACGCTATCGACGATCTTCTCGACGGCCGGAGGAGGGGCGCTCACAAACCCATTCACAGGGGATACCAAGACGGCGCTATTCGGCTTCTTCGCGTCGGGGAACGTGTGCTACGACGTTGTCATGTCGGGGCAGGGTATGACGCCGACGACGATCCCGAACATCTGTATCGGCGGTGGAGGTGGCGGTGGTGGTGGGGATGTCCTTCTGAACCCGACCTCGGATCAGATCATCAACCAGCCTACCGGGACCACATTCGGAGTCGTTGGAGGGACACAGGTTGGATTTATAGCACCGGTCCTCGTTTTGACGGGAACCCTATTCTTGTCTCCCGGCCCGCCTGTGACCAGCGATCTCGTCATCAACGACGGCAGAACAAACGCAAACAGTTTTATCAGCGTGAGTACGCAAGCGAACAATCAAAACATCACCATCACGCTGCCTCCCACGGTGCAGGGGTACTACTCGATACAAAGAGGACTGGCCGACGGGCACACCGTAACGATCCTCCCAAGCGCGATGGGAATAACGATTTCCGGACAGAGCAGCTATGTCCTCAATAACGATTACGAATCCGTCACGCTGAACGGCCCATTGAACGGAAATTGGGGAGTCGTCGCGACCTACAACAGCAGCACCTCCGGCGGGGGATTTCCGTGTGCGCTCACCACAAACTGCCAGACGGGCATCCTTCAGGGCATATCAAACACCGACCTATTCATCTCTGGTGGTGGCAATAATGGTATTGCCAACGCGCAGGCAAACTGCAGTCTGACGATGTGCACCCTAGAGACTCCGCCAACATCGGGAGACACCGAACAGGGCAACATGCTTCCCATGACAGCGAATAACGTCTCATCTTTTCTCGCCGATAAGCGCGCTAATTCTGATGGGCAGTTCGCAACCAATGTCATGCCGTCGTCGTTCACTGGCTATCAATTCCAGACAACACATCCGCATGGAAGCGCCTTCCTTTTTCCCAATCCTGGTCCTCTCCAGGGAGGCGAACAGGTGCCCGATTATCAGTTCAATATCTGGGCCGCAGGTAGTCATAATTTCGGGACGACAGAGACGACGGGAGGACAGGTTGCCCTCACTGCTGTTTCTCGAACCGGCAATGTGGCTACCGTCACAACCGCGACACCATTGCTCGCTCAAGTAGGATTGCCGATTGTAGTCGCGGGCGTAACCGACTCCAGCTTCAATACTGCTAATTCTCCAGTCACGGCGATCTCTGGAAACTCTATCTCCTATAGTAACTCTGGCGCGAATACGTCTTCATCGGGCGGTACAGCCACAACCCATACCAGTTCCTTTGGATGGTCCTTGGCGCAGTTTCAAGACATCACGAACTACTTCGTCAGTGAAGGAATTAAAGGATCGACAACCCAAACCTTTATGTTGGGTATCGGGGATCAGATCCGACACTACTATTACACCTACTGCAATGGCGGATGGCTGGTCTTTTCAGATGAAGGCTGCTATGACGAAGGGCATCATTTCAGAAGCCCCATTGCTCTTCTCGGCCCGATCACTTCGGTTACGGACTCCTATCATCTAATAGCTCCGTCCACGCAAAGTGGAGGAATCGCCGGTATTGGACAGATCGGCATCGATGTCAGCAAGCCTATTGTAGATTTGCAGTTGATGGCGCATAGTTTCGATGGCGGCGATTCGCATAGCCCATCTCCCTACATTCCGACAATCGTCTTTGACTTTCCTACTCTCCCCATCACCAGCATCACCAGTTCAGGCGGAACGGCTGTAGCAACATTCACACCGCCTCCTGGATTGACCTTTCAGAATCCAACTCCTGGCGGTCAGGTGAATATCGCCGGGGTTTCAAACTCCGTATTCAACGGAACGTTTACGATTCTGGCCTCAACCGGAACGACTTTGACCTATGCTCTGGCTGGATCGGCCACATCTTCAGGAGGGACCGCCACAGAGGCGATTCCTGTTAGCTATGCCATTGGTTATCTTGTGACTACCGCAGACGTTCCTACGCAGGATGGGACTGTAACCTCGGTTAGCTTTACAGTGCATTCCAACACCTCCCCATTCACGGTATCGGGAGGATCGGCCCCCGATGGAGTAGGGCGTTTATGTCTTGGGGCCACTAGCGGCAATCAGATGGCCTTCGGCGTTCAAGTAACTGCAATCACCGCGCCTGACGGAAGCGGTAATCAGGTAGTTACCGCACTCCTCAATCGCACCGTTCCCGCATCAGGAACGGCCACAATTGCGGCTCAGGGCGGGGCTTGCGGTACCGCGATCAGTTTGAACGCAGACTCGACTACGGTTCAAGGGTTAGCGCTGGGAAGCCTGGAGCCGGTGCTGGTATCCGGTAGCGACAACTCAGTTGGCGTGGCAGTTTATGCGGCTGGCCAGCAATGGCGTGGCGGACCGCAGAACGGTAGCCAGGCTTTCACAGAAGCATCCTTTACCGGCGTTCCTGGAGAAGGCAATGCGGGTGGAACCTATCTTGCCAATAATGTACAGCGAGTTGGTGGCGTTCTTACACTGCAAATTAATACCAATGCTGGCCCACAGGCGGACAGAATTATCCTGCAAAACCATATCCGAATCATTGGATGTCCTGACGCTACCGTCAACGGAGAGCAGCCACATCCTTTTACCTCTTCAACCGATGGCGTTTATTCCCTCGTCCAATCCGGGGCTGACACAAGTTGCGCCGATGGAACCACATCTGTACGTCTTCCTTTCAACTACCTGGCGGCATCCCTGTTCCCTGCCGTAGAAATCTACAACACAGCAGACCAAACTCCCGGAGTTCAGCCGGTAGGAATTCTTAACTCAGGGCACATGGCGACTTCGTACCTATCTCCGCTATTTCAGGCAGGAGATAACTTCTACGCGGGTCCTAACTCCTCTCTCAAAGCTATTGAGAACCGTATGTCGATGGAATTGATTACACCGGGAGCCGAAGCTCAGGAGGCTCTTGAGATCAACCTTAGCAATTACTCTGCCTCAAGCTCGGTAGCGCTGAAGGTCTTCAATAACATGTTCGATCAGTTCCATGTCATCGGGGCTGGAGGCGTGATGAATCCCCCTGTTGGCGTGGAGCTAGCCGGCAATGAACCTTATTCGGGCGGCTTTGTTATGGACTCCGCTCCGGTTCACAATGGATGTGCGCTTTGCATCGGAAATATATCAGGAAGTTCTCCTCAGCCGGGACTACAGAACTTTTTCATATTCTCTCTGGCGTCAGGAAACTTCGGGTTGAAGTGGAACAACGTCTCTGTTCAATACGATTGGGTCAACGGAAATAACTCTCTTATATCGCTGAATACAGTTGAGAACGACTTTCACATTCCAATCTCTGTGCCGGAAGAGATATTTACCGCTAGCTCTTTCCTGGGAGGGTTTACTAACGTCCAGACCTATGCAATACGTGATATCAGCCCCGGACAGCCTACGGGAACTCTGGGATATGACAACTATCTAGGTGTTGGAACACCGCAGGTTACGGTTATCGGAACTCCGGGCACTTCGGAGTATATCTACCAGCTACAGGCTAATTTCCCCGATGGCTCTACATGGACAAAGACTACAGATATCCGTAATGGCAACGCGACCCTGAGCGGCACAAACCTCAACCGAGTCTCATGCTCGCTTTTGCCTACCGGCATAACGGGCGAAATCTGGACGTTCGTAGGAAATCAAAGCTATGACTTAGGGCCATGCGCGAGCAATGCATCCCATGTAGACGATATCGGGACCAGAACTTCTCCGCTTACCGGCGTAAGTCCGTTCTCGGTTGCAGGGCCATGGATAGCGGGAGCGGATATCGTCAATGGTGCAGGCAGAGGGTTCAGGTTTACGCAAAACGATACCTTCGCGGTAAATTCTATTCCTTTGCTCACCTCCGGGTTCAGCCAGCATACCGATGGAATTATCAGCGCGGACGGGTCTACCTCTGGAGATGGCCTAGCTCAGCTCTATGCTTCGAAGATCGGCCCCACGGCTACAGTCTTCTGGACTACAGGAGCTTCAGCGCCAACCGGCTCCTGTGCTAATGGGTCGCTCTTCAGCAATACAGCCGGGACCACAGGAAGCACTTTTTATGTTTGTGTTGCGGGGGCATGGGTCAATGATAAGTGAGAGTTGCTATTACCGGATCAATTGGAGTTGCCATTGATACGTAAAATTACCCTCCTCCTCGCACTCTCCGTCGGCTCCGCCGCCGCGCAAACCTGCACCCCCACGGGCGGTATTACCTGCACCCCGAACCTCAACCTCAACGTGATTCCCTTCAACTATCTCCGTTACGACATCCCCATCAACGCCAACACCAATGCGATTGATACTCTCTCGCAGACCTACAAAGGGGCATGGAGTTCGACCGTTACCTACCTCCCAGGCCAGTTCGTGACCTCGGGGGGATCGACATATATCTCGCTGGTGCCGGGGAATCTCAACCACTCCCCATCCAGCAGCCCCACGCAATGGGCAGCGATTGGGTCAGCGGCGGGGGTGGCTTCGCTCAACTCCCTGACGGGAGCCGTGACACTGGCTGCGGGGTCGAATATAACTCTTACGCCAAGCGGGAATATGATCACCATCGCTGCCAGCGGTGGCGGCGGGAGTATTCCAAGCACAACGAATCTGCTCGCCGGGAACGGGTCAGGAAATGCCGCAGACTCTGGAATCGTTCCGTCGAATGTCGCCCTCCTTGCTGCGAATCAGACCTTTATCGGGACCAACGTATTCAACGGGAACGCCTCGAACCTTTCGATGAGGCTTTCCTCAAACTCACTCGCTAATACGGCGTTCGAGCTTCAGAATCCATCGTCTTCCTCGGACTACTTTCTCCTCGCAATTGGGTCGGCGGGAGGCGGAATTGCAGGGCAGTTCTGTTCGCTCAATGGGAATACCGGCGATGCTCCCTGGTGTTTGAATGGACCGAATACGATCTTGAGCAGCAACTCTATCCTTGGGTGGGCATCAGCCTCGGCCATCAGCACGACGCCGACGCTTGGGCTAAGTCAGGCCAGCCCCGGAATACTCGCTATCGGTAACGGAACGAGTGGAGACGCTTCGGGAGTGATTCATGCCGGCAATGGAGTCTATACCTCTGGCGGCAATTTATTCCTCGGCCCTGTGATTTCTGGGTTAGTAGGGATTAACATCATCACCGGACCCTCCACCGACCCGACCTCTTCGTCGGGCAACTTCGATTCGGGCGGCATTGCCTGGGGAGCAGAGTATTGGAATGGAACTGGAGTCGGCCAGATAACCTGGAATGCCAATATCTCTATTGGTACCGGAACCAGCCCAACCTCTAACTTCGTCTGGAGTCCGACGACCATCGGAGGTGGAACCGGCCTCGCTTCGATGACCATTCAGGCTCCTGTTGATCTAGGGATCAATTCGAACATCAACGGCGTCCTGATCGGCACCGCTTCAACCGGCTCGATGACCTCTCTCCACTGCGTCATCGGCAATGGAGGAGTCGATAGTAAGGTTGATCCAAACTGTTCCACGGATGGCGCAGGAAACGTGACCGCAGCTTCTTTTAGCGCGGTAAGCTCAGTGAGCGGCTTCTTTGACCTTACCGCAGGCAGTTCACCGAGTGGCGTTCCCGCAAACTCAGTACAGGTGGAAGCTCCTTCGTCGGTGACTTCCTATCGGATCGAACTTCCCGGCACTGCCCCGACAGCCGGCCAAACCTTCTTCACCTGCACCGCGACTGCCCCGAGTATATGTTCCTGGGGCGCCGGAGGCACAGCGACGATCGCCAGCGGAACTCTCGCACTCGCCACAGGTGCGATCAGCTCCGGCGTCTGCGGAACCGCTCAGACCGCTACAGCAACAGGAGCAGCCTCGACCGATACCATCACCTTTACGCCGAACGCCGATATCACCGCCGTGACGGGATATGCCCCTGTTACCGCCGGGGGCCTGGCGATCTACACGTGGCCCACGGCGAATACGTTCAATCTGAAGGTGTGCAACCCCACCGCCTCCTCCATCACGCCCGGAGCGGTTTCGATCAACTGGAGTATCACCCGGTGAGAGTTCTGCTCATGATCGGGCTGTTGCTTCAGGTTCCCTTCCCCGGACCGGGAAGGAGGAGCTTTGGTTCGAGCGCGCCGACAATCACGGCGTCTTCCGCAGTCTGCGTCAATAACGCCTCCGCAGCCACTACGAACTGCACTCTTGGGGGTTCTGGGGTGGTTGGTGATCTGCTGATCCTTATCTCGAAAAGCTCCTCCACGGTCAATACTTCAACCGTTGCTTTCACGTTCTCAGGCACAGCCTCCTGCACCCCCACGGCAATCATTGCTCCCGGCGCAGCGACCTTCCAGCTCAACGGTTCTGGGCACTTCATCACAGCTATCTCTGGATGCATCATCACAACGACGGGGGCGAACATTCCGGTAGCGACGTGGACCGGAGCGGATGGAACATTTACCGATATCGAGGCGATTGCGTTCCATACGACGAATACGTGGAACTCATCCTTCACCGATCAGACGGCAACGAATATCCAAGCAACGACCTCAACCAGTTGCTCAACAGGAACGACCTCCGCGACAGCCAATGCAAACGACTTGGTTATTGCTGTCTGTCAGGTCTTCAATGCCGGACAGACGTGGGGTGCTCTTGCAGGCTTCACCCAACAGTCCAGCGCCTCACGCAATACCACCGGATTTTACTGGAAGCCCGTCACCTCGACAGGAACACAGACAGCGACTATCCCTCTCTCCACAACTGACTTCGGCCTAGGCTTCATCGTCGCGCTAAAGAGCAACTAGGAGATATATGAAGAAACTCATCCTCCCCCTCTTGATGTTGCTCACGCTACCAGCGATGGGATCGAATTGGTATGTCCAATCTTCGGGAACTGGGGCCGGGACTTCATGGAGTGCAGCATGGCCAACGCTCTCCTCCATCAATGTATCGACGGTAGCCTGCGGCGACACCATTTGGATCGCCGGGGGTACCTATACAACGGCCCTACCTATGACCAAGGTCTGCACTTCGGGCGCTAAGCTTACCTTCAACCGCGTCCTTGCGACGGACTCCGTACCCGTTGCCTCTCCGGGCTGGAACTCCTCATTCGACGCAACGGTCAATATGCCCACCTTCGTTATCAATGGAGACTATAACGTTGTCTCCGGGCGTGTCAGCAGGGGCATCACGATCACCACGCCAGCAGGCGGCGGGAACACGGTCACCGGAGCCACCACGCGCTCTATCCTCGGCGATGAGCTCCACTACGTCTATGGGGCTGGCCCTGCCTGCGCTCCTGCGGGTAATTGCTCTGTCGGCGCTTACGGATTCAATATCGCCCCAAGCACGAATATCGTAGACGGCCTACTCTTGGACCACGTAGAAGCCGGCAGCATGTCAGAGACGGTGCGCACCTCGAACTGGCAGAACACGATCATCCAAAACTCTTCGTTCCATGACATCTCAAACGATGGCATCGACCACGAAGACTATATCTACAACTTCACGGATGGTCCTTCGGGCAACAACACAGTCCGCTGGACGACCTTCTTCAACTCTCCGAACGACGGTGTTTTCTTTGAGTTTGGCGGGATGAAGGGATACTATTTCTATCGCAACTACATCTACGCTTCGGCCTTCTCGCTGATGACCACCAAGAACTCAGGCTCGAACTACGGCCCTGTGGTGATTGTCAATAACACCTTCGTATCGAACACCGGCCCATGCTCCTCGAACTGCGCCTTTATCTCCGACAACGGCTCGACCTTCACCAACATCATCAATCAAAACAACGTCTTCTACTACGTCTCGAACTCGCTGCCGAACGCCGGAACGGGCGGGGTCATCACCAACGACCACGATGCCTATAACTACACCACCTACGGCGGATTCTCAGCCCCCACCGGCACCGGGAACATCACTTACAACAACTCGACGCAGAACCCTTTCGTCAACGCAACCGGAGGCGATGCGCATCTTCTGTCGAACTCAACCGTACTTCATGCAATCGGGGTCAATCTTGGTTCACCGTATAACGTCGATCCAGACGGGAATGTAGCTCCCTCCTCTGGGGCCTGGGATGACGGCGCGTATCAGTTTCCTTCGACGGCAACGGTAGCAACTCCTACTGCCTCTCCTGTGGCCGGAACGTATACCTCAATTCAGACCATCACGCTGGCAACAACGACTTCCGGCGCCACGATCTGCTATCGCCTCGACGGAGTAGCCCCGACTGCCACAACTGCGGGAACCTGTGACTCTCCAGCGATTACCTACAGCGCACCCTTTACTCTTTCCACTTCGACCACAGTCAAGGCCATCGGAACGCTGTCGGGCGATATAAATTCCTCGGTGCTCACGGCTGCGTATGTGATTCACTTGACCTGGTACGTCGATCCCGTGAACGGCGGCCCAAGAACCAGTACCGCAGCCCCTTCTGCGGCCTCCTGCAACGGCCTCGCGACCACCGCCTATAACTCAGGTGGGGCGCATAACCAATCCTGCCCCTTTGCCGATGCCCGCTCTCTCTGGGATGACTGGCTGAACTTCCAGAACCCCGGCGTTTGGGTTATGAACGGCGGCGATACAGTGATCTTCAAGAACTGCACCTCCAGCAGCCCATGCCAGATTGCCGGTTCATCGAACTCCTCTGCCGGCAACCCTTGCGCTGGAATCGGGACCACCTGCACCCCTCCTGCACTCCCGGCCGGTACCAGTACAAGCAACCTCACGATGCTTGAAGGAGAGCACTTCGGGTCATGCCATACGACTCAACAGGCATTCAACACCACTTCATCGCTCTATCAGTATCAAGGCGCGGACCCGGCGAATACGTCCTATCTATGGGCTGGCGCGGGAGCTTTCTTTGCCTTCTCCGTCCAAGACACCCAGCATATCGGCATGGCCTGCATCGACCTCTCCGATCACTCTCCCTGCGGAGCTTCGGGCGGCCCTTCCTGTAGCGGAACCGATTGGGCCTCTTATGGTATCTACTCCGGCAACTCTACGACTCCAACCAATTCAGACATCAACCTCACCGATATGAAGATTCACGGCTTCCAGTCGCGAGGGATTCTCGGCAATATCGGAGGCCAGTGGAACGTTACGAGAGTCGTTATCCAAGGAAATAGTCAGGCTGGGTGGGACTTCGATCCGGGCGGAAGTCAGGCTTCAAATGGTACCGTCACATCGTCTTACCTTGGAATTGTCTTCAACGGATGCGCCGAAGAATACCCGGTGGTGGATGCTATCCCGTTCGGCTCAGGAGCTTGCACATCACAGTCAACCGGAGGGTATGGTGATGGTGTAGGCACCCCCGTAACCGGTCCGATCAACTGGATTGCGGACCACATGTTTGCCATCTACAACACGCAGGATGGTGTAGACTTGGGCCACACCCATGGCGGCACGGAGACCTTCACCAATGGATTCTTCTACGGCAACAACGGCGGAAACATCAAAGTCGGACCTAACACGGCCGTCAATGTCTTCAATAACATTATCGTATCGGGATGCAATCGCATGTCTGCGGCAATTACGGGAATGGGGTCTGGATTCAACTCTAATCTTTCAGACTATTGCCGCGCTGGAACAGCTAATGGAGTCAATTCCAATACCAACGCCACCCTTGTCTTCAACTCGACAAGCAGCGATTACGCAAGAGATATTAGTTGCACGGCTACCGCTTGCACCTCAACTTCGGGAACTACTGGAATCACTGTAGGCCAAACCCTCATCCCCGACACCTCCGACTACCACACCTACGCCCGAACCGTAGCCACAAAGACCGACAACTCCCACTGGACGATCAGCTCGGCCTATCCTACAAACCCGTCTAACACCTACTTCGTCATCGTCCCAACCACGCCAGCCTCGACCACGGTGGCGAAGATTTACCACAATACTCTGGTGAACTACTCTGAGAGCTTCGATAACCAAGTCCAGACAGCGTTTCCGCAGAATCAGGTAAATCCCAATCTAGGGGCAGGCTATGTTGCCGACTACAGAGATAACGTCTTCATCGGATACGGGGATTCTAACTACAACTCTGGTCTTACGCCTCACATGTGGCCCGAGCTTGGTCCTTCTCTCGAGGACTACAACACCTGCTATAACTACACGGCGGCAACCTCAAATTGCGTTGGAGCGCATGACCTTACGATCTCCCCGCTAGTCACCAGCCAACCCGCCACTCCTATCTCCGTAGAATCCGCTCTCGACAACTACAACATGGCCCTCTCCAGCAGCTCCCCGGCAGTCTCTGCTGGAATAGCGCTCTCCGGTCAGACTACGGACTATCTTGGTGTTGCTTGGGCCTCCACGCCCTCCCAGGGGGCGCTCCAGTTTGCCGGCAGTGCTACAGTCGCTACACCCACAGCAACGCCTCCTGCGGGCATCTATATCGGCGCTCAGTCGGTTGTTCTGGCCTCAACCACAAGTGGCGCGACAATCTGCTATACCACAGACGGCTCGACTCCCACGGCGACCACTGCCGGAACCTGCACGCATGGCACAGCGTATTCGGGGGCCGTTCCTGTAACCACCTCCCTGACCATTATGGCTTTAGCCACGAAATCGGGTTCAACAAATTCCTCCGTTTTGACAGCGGCATACACTATAACTACCAATGTAACCATCATTGTAGGCGGCAAAACTGTGTTTAGTGGGAACATCAAATTGCAGTAAATGCTTTGGGAAGGGCCTGTCCAGTACATAGGAGCTACGGAATAGGTAGCAGCCGCAAGGTGGCCCAGTACGCATCTAAACGGAGGAATGTGTGAGTGGAAACAGCGGCGCAGAGAGCAGAGCGGGAATGGCGCGAGAGGTGTAGTTCCACTTATATCGATATGTATATCGGTAAAGGTCTTAACGACCCTCCGGTTGTAACGAGACTCGATAGATTGGAGAAGAGCGTGAACGAAATTATGATGGATATAAAGGAAAGCCAGAACCGCCGCGAGACAAAGCTAAACATCCTTCTCGTAGCGGTCCTTAGCCTGGTAACCGGGATTATTCTGAATCACTTCAAAATCATTTAACCGTGCGGCGGTGGATCAGGTGGTGCCCCTGGTTCGGTGTCATCTTCGGGCTGGATCGGCTTAGGATCGGGATCGGGATGCTTCGGCTTATCGTGGTGCATAGTCGCTCCTTCGGTGGAACATATTTAGCAACAAAACTATCACGATCAGATTAAAGAATCGTGCGAAGAGTTCAAGGTAGTACGCAGTCCACGGGAAAGGCAGATGCTTCAGCAACATCCCCGCGAGAGCCAGCCCTAATTGAATCTCTACCAGCGTTTGGACCAATTTATTCCTAAGCCGATACGCCTCCCAGATCACCAGAGCATCGAGAACCCAGAACAAGACATAGAAGATAAAAAACCGTAAGTGCTCATAGGCCGGGTTATAGAGGAAGTGGCATTTGAACAGCAGGAAATCGCAGAAAACAGCTGCAATGGTCGATATCGTCAACCATCCCCACTGGATGTAATATCGCCAGCAAACCAGAAATAACGCTAACACCACGTTCCCGATGAGCGATAGAATCCAGACGAGCAATGCCAACCGTAGCAGCATGAGGACATCGTAATGGAACACTCACAGGTTGCGACGAAATTAGTTCAACAATTCGAAGGCTGCCGGCTCACCGCGTATAGAGATGGGAATGGGATCCCCACGATCGGCTGGGGGCATACTCAGGGCGTGAAGATGGGCGATGTATGGACGCAGCAACAGGCCGATGATGAACTAGACGCCGATCTCGGCCACTTCGACCTCGCCCTCCAGATCGCAGTTGGCGTCCCGCTCAACCAGCACCAATGGGACGCGCTGATCTCCTTCATCTACAACATCGGACCGGGAAATTTCGAGAACTCCACCGCTCGCCGCCTCCTGCTCTCAAAGGACTACCTCGGAGCCTCGAATGCGATGCTGATGTGGAATAAAATCGATGGCAAGGTCAGCGACGGCCTGGTCCGTCGACGGTTGGCTGAAAAATCACTATTTGACACCCCTATGGAGGAACTATGAGCGTTCTCGGAGAAAGCTGGAAATCAACCGTATCAAGCATCCTCACCGCGACAATGGCGACCTCGGCTGCCTTTCTCGCCCCGCCCCTGAACGCCCTGATCCCGGCAAAGTATGTCCTGGGTCTCGGAGCGGTACAGATTATCGGGAAAATCTGGATCGGCCTCATCACGCAGGACGCCGATAAGACGCTCGCTGTGGTTCCAGGTAACCCTACCCCACAGGTTGTTCCCGCGCACCCCGTACCGGACGATCCAGCGGCCAAGCCGGTTGTCTCCCAGAGTGCATCCAACTCCTCAGCACCCAAGGAGTAAATCCATGATCGGAATCCTCGTCGCACTTATCGTCCTCGCGGTCCTGATGTACATGGTCAGCCTGATCCCGATGGACGCTACGCTCGCCATGATTATCCGTATTGTCTTGTGCCTGATCGTGATCATCTACGTTATCGGATTCTTACCCGGAATGGGCTGGGGCGCCCACACCAATCCCTGTCTCCGTTAACCCCAGAAGCCTCCCCGAAGGGAGGCCATCTGTTTTACTGCATTTTGATCGCACCTCCTGCGTTTTAGACTGTCGGTCCGGTCTGTTGAACCAGGATCGTGAACTTCTGTGCTACAGGCAGTACGGGGAACGTGAGGCTGCCCGTAGCGGGGTTGCCGTCGGGAGCAGTCGCGGTCGCGGTGATGGTCACGTCCTGCGACGTATCCGCTGCCGCAACAGTGACAACAACAGACGCTCCAGTCGGGTCTGCCGATGTATCAAAGCTTACTTCTGGATCGAGCGAGGTCCATGCATAGGTTGATCCTGCGGGTAGGGCGATAGTGGCTCCGTTGTCCTGGAGGGTGGCGGAGAAGGTTCCGGTGGAACCTACGATAATTCCGTTCTGGATAGCCATGTGTGATGCTCCTGTTGGATCAAAATAGTGTAGCGGTGAGGGTGTACGTCATGCTCGATCTTACGCAATTCTTTGAGAATTTCCCTATCGGTTTCTAGGATTTTCTCCTGAATTTCTTCGGACCGATCCGGCTTGTGATGATGGGGCATAGGCACGCTCCATAGACTTCTAATCCACTGGAGAAATCTGAGTGTATGTTGTCGCATCGAATCCGGCTCCAGCTTTGACGTAGGCAGAGATTGCCGCAGAGACTTCGCCGTCCAGCAACTTTAGACGCGCCAAACGGTCGGCGGGTAGGTTGGTATCCTGCTCAAGCGTCGTGATGATCGCGGAGAGACCCGCCAAGACTGCGAGCACATCCTGCACCTTTGGCTGGCCGCTGAAGAGCGTGGCGATGAGTGGGGAGATATTGCCGATGAGCGATTCGATGAGATTCGTCGTAGCCGGAGCAAGTACGCCGGCCGCACCGACTGCCTGCAGAACGATATTGGCGAAGATACCGATGATAGGAAGGAAGTTCACTGTTTTACCCCCGCGACACTCGTGTAATTGGTCTGAGCCGATTGCGCCGTAACCAAGGCTGTTTGAGCCTGAGCTTCAGTCGATGTGCCGTTGTGATAGGCAAGATAGAGCGAGTTGGCGATGTTGACAGCAGTCACCATGTTATTGAGTGCCGACTTCTCGGAAGCCTGTTGTGCCGGCGTAAGGGTGGCATAGTCGGCGGTGGCCTGTCGCACGAAGGTATCGAGCGAGGCAAGCGCCTGTCCGATGATTTGATCCTGCGCGTTGAGGTAGCCGGGTGCCGGAGGGGCGGCGGGTGCGCTGGCAGTCTTGCATCCCAACGGGGCAAGCAGAGCGCCAGCGAGTAGGATAGAGGCTAATTTCATGGGGTTCTCCTTCCACAGAGTATCGGACCGAATTGCTCATTTTGCAAATGAATTAGTGAGAAAATGAGCAATTTTCCCTGCTTGACAAGCAAGAACCATTCGCGTACAGTCGTATCCAGAAGACGGAACACTGGAGGAAACATGGCACTCAAGATCATTGCGGCGTCAGAAGCTATGACGATTGACCACATCACGCTTACCCTGTACGGAGCGCCGGGACTCGGCAAGTCCTCTCTCGCATTTACTGCAGATAAGCCGCTCATGCTCGACTTCGACAAAGGCTCCTACCGTGCACAGAACCGCAAAGACTCGGTTGTTGTCCAGAAGTGGGCCGATGTTGCTCAGATGACTGCAGAAGACCTAGCGCCCTACAACACGCTCATTGTGGATACCGCCGGACGCGCGCTCGACGCCATCAGCATGGACATCATTGCCGGTAATCCCAAGATGGGGCGCGGTGGTTCGTTATCGCTCCAGGGTTACGGCGAGTTGAAGTCCCGCTTTGCAGCATGGCAGAACTTTATTCGGTCCCTCGGTAAGGACTTAGTGCTTATCTGCCACATGCAGGAGGACAAAAACGGTGACGACCTCATCGAGCGCATCGACGCACAGGGTGCCAGCAAGAACGAGATTTACAAGTCCTCCGATGCGATGGCACGGCTCTTCGTCCAGCCAGACGGAACTCGTGCGCTCAACTTCGATCCGCGTGAGGGAGGATTCGGAAAAAACCCCGCGCAGTTGCCGAAGATGGCCTTTCCTCACCCCGATAAAAACCCTCACTATCTCGCGGACGTTATCGCTCAGATCAAGGGAAGCATCAACAAGATGACCTCCGAACAGGCTGAGGCTACGCAGAAGGCCGAACAGTGGACCGCCGTCATGGGAGAGAACGACACGCTTGACCTCTTCAACAGCAACATCGTTCCGTTGATGAAGGAAGGAAATCACGGTAAGGAGTTCACTACATTTGCGGCGGAGGAAGCCAAGCGCCGTGGCTATAAGGCAGACAAGAAGTCGGGCCTCTATACGGAGGCAGCATGATTTACCGTGTATCCAATGTGTGCACCTTCCATCGCTGGCAGCAGATGGAGGATGTCGGGGTCGATTTCCTGATCAACGACATCCTCCATAGCCAAGAGACCGAAGCGATGCGCAAAGGAACCGCCTTCCACAAGATACTGGAGCACGTCAAGGTCGGCCAGGAGTTTACCTCCGCATCGCAGGACGGCTATACCTTCCACTTCACCGGAGAGTTCCATTTATACCGGCCTCCAATGCGTGAGGTTCGGCGTTTCAAGGACTACGGCGGCATCACGATTTCGGGGCAGACGGATGCGTTTGCAGGGAGTACGATGTGGGACGACAAGACGACCGAACGATTCGACGCGGAGAACTATCTTGACGGCTTCCAGCATCGCTTCTACATGGACATCTTCGGCGCAGACCGATTTATCTGGAACGTTTGGGAGATGAAGGAGATGGACGAACCCAGAAACTACTGTGTTCACGCCATGCACCGGCTGGAGCAGTTCCGGTATCCCGACATGACCGAAGACTGCATGAATCTGGCGCTAGAATTCAAGGACTTCGCCTTACGGTACCTCGAAAACCCGAAACCTACCACTCATACTAGCCAACTGAACGAACAACTGAGGGCGAGTCTCTCATGAAGCAAAACTCCCTTTTCGGGGTGGAACCAGAGGGCAAGCTCCGCCCTCTGCGCCCCCGGCAGGCTGCCTGCATCCCGATGATCCGCGACGCCGTCAAAGCCGGTCATAAGCGCATCGTCGTGCAAGCCCCTACAGGGTTCGGGAAAACCCTGTTGAGCGCGCACATCCTCTCTGGGGCGGTCGCCAAGGGCAACCGTGCGATGTTCACCTGCCCTGCCATCAATCTGGTCAACCAGACTCTGAAGGCGTTTGAGGCGGAAGGCATCCATCGCATCGGGGTGATCCAGGCGAAGCACGAGCGCACGGATTGGCTGCAACCGGTGCAGATTGCCAGCGTCCAGACGCTGATCCGTCGGGCAGTGCCGGAGGTTGACTTCGTCATCATCGATGAGTGTCACAACCAGTGGGACAAACTCAACGAAATCCTCGACTCCGAGGAGTGGAAAGATAAGATCGTCATCGGCCTGTCAGCCACGCCTTGGGCTAAGGGTATGGGGTTGCGATGGACGAAGCTGATCGTAGCCGCACGGACGCAGCAGCTCATCGATGAAGGTCATTTGGTGCCGTTTCGCATCTACGCCCCACAGCAAGAGGCTGACCTGTCGAAGGTGAAAATAACAGCAGGCGATTACAACGAGCACCAACTTTCGGAGGCGATGGATAAGCCGGTACTGGTGGCTGACATCGTCAAGACGTGGCAGGAGAGGGCTGCGGGCCTGCCTACGTTCCTCTTTGCCGTTGAATGCAAACATGCTCAATCTCTGCAGAAGGAGTTTCACGATGCCGGAATTAGTTGTGGATACATTGACGCCTATTCAGATGATGATGATAGAAGAAATACGTTCCGCAGGTTTCGAGAAGGCAGCGATAAAATTATTGCAAGCGTCGGGTGTCTCGTTACAGGAGTGGATGAAGATGTGCGATGCATTGTTGACGCAGCACCCACGAAAAGTGAAATCAAGCACGTACAAAAGATTGGCCGAGGCCTCCGCACAGCTCCTGAAAAACGAGAACTCCTGATCCTCGACCATGCCGGCAACACCCTGCGCCTTGGCATGGTGACTGACATCCACCACGATACGATGAATTGCCAGAAGAAGACGGATAAGTCGGCAGAATCGAAGGACAAACCGGCACCTAAGCCGAAGAAGTGCGCGAAATGTGGCATGGTCATGGCGAAGGGGGAGCGGATATGCCCAGGGTGCAAGGCGGAGCAACTGATGCTCAGCGGCGTCACCGTTGAGGATGGGGAGTTGGTGGAGTGGGGATCGAAGTCGACCAAGCCCAAAGCGACGATGGCGACCAAACAGGAGTTCTACTCCGGGCTGCTGCATATCGCCCGGTCTCGCGGACACCAGGACGGGTGGGCAGCCCACGCCTATCGGGAGAAATTCGGAGTTTGGCCCAACCAGTTGGACAAGGTATCAGCCCCGCCCTCGCGCGAGGTGCAGAACTTCGAGACTGGCCGACGAATCCGTCGCGCGAAGACCGAGCACCCGACGCAGGGCCAGATTGACCAGTGCAAACGTGAAGGTATCGTGATTCCAGCGGGCAGCACGAAGTTGCAGGTATCGAAGTTGATGGAAGCAAACAGAAAGACGGCATGACAGCCGGACAGATCGTCTCCGTATTCAACGCCACCCGAGCAGGTAAAGGGAAGTGGTCGGCCAAGTGTCCGTCACACAAGGACCGATCACCATCCCTAAGCCTGCGGGAGGGAAAAGACGCGATGTTAATACGCTGCTGGGCTGGTTGCACGATTGAGTCTGTGCTGGACGCTGTAGGCCTACAGATGCGCGACCTGTGGTATGCCAGGGAGGGGAAGCAGGATGCTGCAACAATCAAGGCAATCAGGCAGAAGAGGCTAAAGGATGAGCAAAAGTCATATCGGGATAATAGGCAGAGACGGCACCAAAACAGGCAGGAGCACCTATGGGCTTGCGTCTGCGGGGCGCTGCATTGGATGGCGGAGAAACACCCGGAAAACCCAAGGATAGAGGAACTATTCTGGGAAAACATTGGCAAAACAGGGGATAAACCAATAGCTATGCCGATTGAAAAAAACTCTATCTGGGCACGTCGTCCGATGCGAGAATGGGTAACGACTAAAGACGTTGGTGATGAGATCGCGAGGGTATTAGGTCTATGAATGAGAAATTTTCCCTGTTGGAAAAACAGGCAACCTATTACCTCGACCAAAGAGTACGCTCTCTTGATGTAACGGCGAAGACCTCCTACATTGAGCGCGGACTGATACTGCGGGAGATGAAGCGGCGTTTTCCATGGGACGACCTCACCGATCCAACCACGGATGCGCCCTACACTTCGTTTGATCGGTGGGTACTCTCTGCAGCACCGTACAGTTATCGGGATTGCTATGCGGCGATGGCGGCGGCCGAGGAATTGCGAGATATTGACTCGGAGAAGCTGGCTGGGATCCCTCGCTGCAATATCGTGGTGATGCAGTCTCTCTCGACAGAGGTCCGCAATCGCCCTGAAACGCTCCAGGCGGCGGCGGCACAGTCGGAACGGGAGTTTATATCGACCATCCAACGGACAGCGCCAGAGCAGCACCTCGAGCATCGCGCGACGAAGCAGGACGAGGCTATCGAGATAGCGATGGCGATCGAGGGAACCTCCAGCCGTAAGACGGCCCTCGATGCGGTGTTCGATTGGTATATCGCGGAGCATGTGGCTGACTATGAAAAGATGAGGGGGATACCGGCATGACCTGCCCAGAATGCAGTTCGAAAGATGTGGAGGAAGTCGATGCGATCAACGGAGTTGCAAAATATGAGTGCCAATCCTGCGGGCACGACTACTGGGAAGACGAAATTGAACTTCCATTCGAATCCGCTGCGCCAGTCAATCGGGACGAAGTATAAGCTGACGTACAAGCAAGCGAAGGAGTTCACGCAGCGGGAGCTTGAGCAGGTCCGCGACTGCAAGACTGAGTCAGCGAGGCGGTTGCTGCTGGGAATTAGCCGGTGATATTGAAGCCGAAGGACAGGCCCAAGAGAAAGTATGAGGCTGTGCGTGTTTATCCTGATGGTCGCGAAGTCTGTCAGCAATCGCACATCGCCGGCAAGCGAGAGTACCGGAGACGCATCTATGTCATGCTCGAGCGTCAAGGTAATCGCTGCGGATTGATGATTACGCCTGACTGCATACGACGCGGCGGCAATATGGCAGGATGGACGCCGACCTTTGAGCATGTTGACGGTAGGGGCATGGGAGGATCGCATCGAGACGACCGCATCGAGAAAGATGGTAAACCCTATAATCTCGCAGCGTGCTATGCGTGCAATAACGAGAAAGGGAGTCGCAGGCTGTGATGCCTAGAGCTGGTAGTCCGGGCGAAGAGTTGTTTGCTCTGCACATGCGTGCCAGGGGGATAGAGTTTGTACGGGAGTTCCAATTCGATCCGTCGCGCCGGTGGAGGTCTGACTTCATGATTGAGCCGATGATCTTAGTGGAGATCGAGGGAGGAACCTGGTCGCAGGGAAGACACTCTCGGGGATATGGCATGGCCAAGGACGCCGAGAAATACAACAGGGCCACGATACTCGGGTACCGCATTTTGCGTTATACCACCGACATGGTGATGTCGGGTCATGCTGAACGAGAAGTCTACGACTTCATTTCTCCCTTTCGCACGTAGCCTGGTGGCTATAGGGATGGCTGGTACAATGAGTTTGTTTATTCGGCTTAGAGGAAGGCTTAGTCAAATCAGGAATAGCCGCCGTTTTTGGTTCAAAACCATAGCCCGCAGGAGTGCAAGGCTCGTTCGAAGCCGTCGAACCACCAGCGCACATTGGTAAGGCATTCAACTGGCATCCAGCCCTACCTAGCAAGCGAGGACAGTCCCAGAATCCAGGCATGGGCCACCCTCCATCGCACCCCGGATAGAAAACTCCATCTAGGTAGCAGCCATCTGGAGGGCGAATGCAAATAATGCATTCAGGTGCGGCATAGAACCTCCAGTACTGCTCGCCGATTTCATCGATAAAACATTTCAATGTCAGTGGCCTACCATCAAAGCCCAGTAAAATTACAGTTGAACGTTGAACGTCATAACAGGTCAGTGCCACTATGCCATCTCTTTTAATTGCAGTTAGGCCAATTTTATGGTCCTTGCTCACATCTACCTGAGCGGACGGTGCCCTACATGTGCCCTCGTGTTGCAGTGGATACTGATTAGAGCACTGCGCTTGCAGACTCCCACAGAGAAGCAGCACTAACAATAGAGTTTTCATTTTGCTGGCCTCGAATCTCTGTGAGGATATATTTCAACCACCCACTCATCGCCGATCTGCACTTCCTTTGCCTCTTCCTCGTTCGCTACAATAGGTCTTTCCCATAAACGAGATATGATCTTGCTCTATTTTCCCGCAGTGTTCACAAACCATCTCAGTCGCGAATTTCCTGATCCAAGGACCAGAAGGGATTCCGCAGTGTTCCTTCACATCCAGATCTTCTGGGTCAGGATCGTTCGCCCACACTTTATTTGCATGATCCAAAGCTTTAGCGAATCCGGTTGGTTCTCCCTCAATGGGACGAGGGCTCACTTCGGAGAGTGGCTGCGGATCCGGTTTAGTCCCACCGCAACTGACGTAGCAATCGGATAGGGGAGCCGAACCCTCACAGCACGTCATTGGCTCTCCCTCTACTACAGCAGGAGCCTTTAGCGCGAGTTCCCGCTTCAGCAAATCTTCCAGCCACAGCACGTCTACGCGCTCACGAAAATCGTCATCATTAGGGTCCAGGCAACCTATGTCATCGCCCAGCGCGAGGCTTAGGGCATCGATGATTAGCTCTTCTTCGGTCGGGAACTCCGCATCGGAATCCTGCAACTCCTCTATATTTCGAGTCCAGGTGGCACCTATTGTGTTCCTGACGATTCGACTGACGATCTCACGCGCTAAAACTTCGATGGTCCTATTAGGGGCTATCTCTCCCTCTTCTACTGGCTCTACCGGCTGACCGAATACATGACCACACTGTACGCAGATGCCGTTCTTGTATGGATGGAAATAGCTGCCATCTGAGCATTTGATCTTTTTGAATGGCTCTGGCTTATTCACTTGGTGCCTCCGATTGGTATGACGTGAATTTCATAATCAGCAAACGAGTGGCGGTCTTTTGAGCAGTCCTCGACAGTGAACCCACGCCTAACGCAATCGCTCATCGTGTCCCAAGAACAGATGGACCGCTTGCCTTGGTAAGTGTCCGCGCCCCACACTGCGGCTCCGTAAAAGCGAATATGCCGTGGCGACTGACGCCATATATCGACAGCGTGTACGGGCGTTCCCAGTGCCTTGGTTAGCATCTCCGCAAGTTTCTCTCTCACGCGACCGGGATAGTTTGTGCAGTAACTCATTGTTGACCTCGTTGCGGCTTCGAGTTATTCGACATGGCTGGCCTCTGATTTCGCTTGCGACTCTACAATCGCCTGGTACCCCTGAAGCCAGTCATCCAAAAACCGTTCGTGCCTAAATAAAACGCCTTCCATGTTGTCTACAGCCTGCTTCATAGAAGCAGCCGCATCCTGCATGTTGTGGCCTGCTTTCTGAACCTGTTCCGCACCCAAGCCTTACATTCAACCGAGTAGACTTGGAGTATCCAGATACTTTCATAGCGCGCCTTTGCTGAATCACTCATCGGTTTAGTCTTCATCATTTCTCCAATCTTCGTATCGCTTCATCGAATGCTGCTATGACTTCGGCATGGGAGTGGTGGTCGTTGAAGTAACTAATACTTCTGGTTCCTCCCATGGATAGACATACATCCTGAAGTAATTCGTATACTTTATTGAACGCGCATTGATTTCCCATATTATCTTCTTCTATATATAGAGCCCCTACTGCACAAAAACTATTTCCACACCTATAGCGTCCCTGTGCCCAGTTCTCAGGATTCTCAATCCGCTTTCTTGCTTTTTGCAGCCATTCGATTGCGTTCATACTCTCACACCTAGCCTCACCTGATTGACTATCAACCTTCTGTTCCGCTGAAGGGGTTGAAGGAGCCCGCTCCTTTGGGGTGGCTAATGTATGTGGTCTACACAACATGCATCTTGATAATCTTGATAAGGTATGCACCCAAACACGTAGTGTTTGTTGATAACAAATATATTGTCCGCAGTGTTCGCAAATCGTCTCACGTTCGAATGCTTTCATGTTCGGCGTCCTCTCTATTTGAGAATTTTCGGAAAATCATTTGGTCCGAGAAATTCAATAAGCTTGGGTTCGAAGAAATATTTAGCGTAAGCTAGAAACCTTACCCTGTTGCGAGAAATTGCCAAGATCAAACTATCGTCAGTTCTATTGGGTCGCTTCATTTAGTTATCCCCCTCATCTCTCGGCAACAAATTCAACCCCTCGCACCAACTCTCTCCCAGGCAGTCATTGCACCAGATCTCACTTTCGCTCAAACTGACTCCCTCTTCATCAAGCGATACGATCTGATGGCACCACGGGCATCTGTGAGGCTCTGGCTTGGCTCTGCGGAACTCGCTGTAATCAGGAAGGACCATGTGGTTTTCGATCATTTGATCCTCCAAACCCTAACCCCACCTTCTACAGTTCTGCACGCGAATCGCGCACCTAATATTTTTGGAGTATTTGCAAGCATCCCAAGAAATTCGATTGATATGCTTGCCCTCAACCAGAAAACTATCTCCTACTTCCATGTCCCTGAAAGGGTATATAGCTGGTCTTCCAGTACTTCCAGAACAATATCGATCATTTGATCCTGCAAAATCTGCGATACTTCCCAGGTTTCAATAACCGGCTCTTTCTGAGTCCTCGAACAGCATGTAACCAAGGTCGATACAAGATGATCCACTCATCCATCGATCCAAAGAATATGCCGAAGGTCATCGCTTCCCCGCCTTCTCTGCTACTCCATCTAGCCAAAATCCAATTGCCATCATGCAGCAACTAATCACTCTCAAAAAGCAGTGGATGATAAAACAGATCGCCAGGTAAAGTAACACTCCTGAGATGAACCAATACGCCCCAGAGAGTGCGCCTATTTTGAGTGCTAGATCAGTTGTCACGTTTAGCCTCCTTGATTGCGCTCATTCGATCACCTCACGTGTGAGCTTTACGATTCGATAGGCCATGCCTTCTTCGCGTTTATTCTTGACATCAACCATTAATTGCCGGGCGGTTTTAAGTAATTTAAATTCCGCGAACCAGCATTTTATCCACCCTCTGTTTCTAAATTTCTGTTCAACCTGGTATGTGGTAATCGCTCTCATAGCCATCTCCGTGTTCTTTCGTCATGTGTTCGTATCATTGAAATTATCGCCCGTGCCCAATATTCGGTTTTCTCCGGGCCTACGCTTCCGATGTTGGTCTCCTCAAGGACCCGGCAAACGATCTTATGCTCCTCTAGATCGCGCCTTAACTGAACCCATTCTCTCCATTGCCGAAACCATTTCATTTATAACTCCTTGATATTCCGAAAACACGAAAAGCAGACGTAACCATTTACCAGCACAAAAATGGCGTTTATCACCTTCAGCGAAAGGTATGGAGATATAAAAGCCACATAAGCGGCCAATACCATCGTCAGCAATGCAAAAGTTCCTATAATTGCTGGTATTATTTTCATCGCGCCGCCTTCCTTGCATCCCAATACTCTTTCAAATTCAATCTCCGTCCTAGCTGCTGAATTACCTGTTCGGGAGCAACACCTGAACACAGCATGTCTTCTACTAATTCAGTAATATGGACTTGTTTGCCGCAGTACATCACCAATTCCTGAGTCTCTGTGGGTTTCATACCGTCTCCAAAACAGGGGATGAGGCCATAATCTCGACAAGCTTATCGGCTTGTGCGAGGCGCGTTTTGCGCCAAGCATCAGCAGCAGCAGCACGAGCAGCATCAGCAGCATAAACATCATAAACATCATAAACATCATCAGCATCATCAGCAGCATCAGCAGCAGCAGCACGAGCAGCATCAGCATCATCAGCAGCATAAGCAGCATAAGTAGCAGCAGCAGCATAAGCATCAGCAGCATCAGCAGCATAAACATAAGCATCAGCAGCATAAGCAGCATAAGCAGCAGCAGCAGCATAAGCATCAGCAGCATCAGCATAAGCAGCAGCAGCAGCATAAGCATCAGCATAAGCATAAGCATCAGCAGCATAAGCATCAGCATAAGCATAAGCATCAGCATAAGCAGCAGCAGCACGCCTTTCCTTTAGCCATGCATTAGGTTCTATCTTTTCTCCTGCAACAATCCGCAAGTACATATCCGCGATATCTTGGATTGCCTCGCGTGTTTTGTCTGATTTAGCAAAGCGGATCACGCCTTCATTGAGATCGCCAAGCATCCATACTGCAAACTTTGGCCACACCAATGACAAATCGGCTCCAACAGGAACGGATTCAAGGAAGCGAAGTGGCCAATCGGGAGCGTTTTCTTGGGGCATATTCTCAAAAATCCCATCTTCCAATCGGGCCAAGATGCGAGGTATCCCCAGCTCGATTTCATAGGCTGCATGGCTTGAAGAATGAAGCGTACAGCCAACAGCGCATCCCCTGAAAACACCGTCATGGTCTTTATCCCAGTATTGGCCGCGAACGATTTCATCGGCTGCGCGATGCTCTTTGATGCGGTTGATATAGAAGTCCTTTACCGACTGCTTACCGTGAAAGGCAAGTAGGACGGCCTTATCTGATGAAATCATTGAACTTTCTCCTTTTTTTGTCCGCAGTACAGACTGGAGTTCTTGGGTCATACTTCACTCTCCGGATTATTGGGGTTGAGGTATTCGACAAGACTCTGTATTTCTTCAGCAAGTTCGTTAAGAAACTCGCCGCTCTCATTGGGGTAAAAGTATTCTGCTAATTCGTAACACTTCGGATCGTGCATTTACCACTCTCCGAAGGTGCAGACGGGTCCACATCCGCCTGATAGGTGCTTGTGAGAGGCAAAGTGTGCTGAAATCTCACGGCAGGCCTGTGCGTCACGCTGCTTGAAAGAAGGTGCCCACTGGATCGGTGCAGCGCCGTTGATGAGTTCAATGCAACGTGGGCAAGTGTTATCTTTGCGTCCGAAAGCCATCTTGCAATCTGCTTTGTGTTTGACGGCCTTGACCGGTATCTCGAACCTCGATTTATTGCTGAATTGAGTGAACATTGTGCGCTCTCTTTCGTCTTTCTGGAGTGAGCGTATCGTACTATCGTATCCAAGTCAAGGATTATTTTGGGAGTATTTTCTTTTTCCGGCAGGGGCGGCATAGCGGGTACTTTGCCGAACCCCAATGCGTAAATTCGTTTCCACATCGAGTGCAGGTGTCGCGTCGAATCGTCACTTAGCCTCCTTGCATTGCAAACAGCCATAGACCTTGCAGGTTTTGGGATCGTGGGAGAACCTTCCCTGCTGCCTGGGGAACCCCGGCTTGATCGCCTCAACGATCTCCTCGCTCGTCATTGGCTGTGTGGCCGAGACTGCAGGCTGCTTCATACCCTCAAACCTGCCATTTCCTAGCACGGCACGCTCTATGTTCCACTTCGGCGACTTGCAGTAGGGACACTGTCGCGGCGGCATGGCTCCACGCGGCTCCCACTCATAACCACATCGTTTACACTGCTTATTCGTATTCATATTACTAATCGTACACATAGTACTATTATTCAGTCAAGGTGTGGTAGGGTGGTACGATGAAAATAGCCTTTGGCCCCTCGAAGCTCAAGTGCCTAGTTGAAGACTGCCCCAACATGGCCGCAGACGCCGGAGCCACTCTCTGCCAGGTCCATGGAGACGACCTGCACTCTGGACGCGTCTCCGATCCCCAGCTCGCCGGATGGTATCGCAGATGGCTCGAGCGCAATCCATCACCCGATATTCGTCAATACGTTGAGGAGTTTATCCAGAGAGTGGAAAAGGAGCTACGAAATGGCCAATAAGTATCCAGCAGTGCTTGAATCAGTAATCTGCGCTGAGTGTGGACTACGGACACGGAAAGCGAAGGCGTCGAAGAGTGCCTAAGCCCCTACTACCAGCACGGCACCGTAACGTTGTATAACTGCGATCTTAGAGAGGTCGCATCGCAGCCCGGAGACTTGACCAGGAAGTGCTGCAGTTCGCGTGATTTATGGCAAAAGGGAGTCAGTAATGTATATAGTTCCCATTTATTGACCATCCACGCTCAAGTGATGAGGATGAGTACTACTATGACGACTACGACGATGAGGAGGAAATTACTTCGTGATAGCCCAAGTTCAATTAGGTGCCTATCGGACATACTACTCGCAGTATTGTCCAGACTTTATAGAGGCAACAAGATATCTTCCTGAGACCGTAGTGGTCAATATCATTGATGGCATTCCCACGATATTGGTCGATGACGACGGATATATGCTGCATTTTCCTAAATGTTCGCGACCAGCGTAGGCTAGAAGCCTTCGAGCCCCACTAAGCCCCACTACCGGCTTTCCGGTACAATATTCACCATGCTGGTGATGGTACAAGCCAACAGTTGTGATGTTTGCCGACATGTGTGGCTTAGCCATCAACCGTTGCGTTGCCCGCAGTGCAAGGCGCGCACATGGAACCACTTATCCACGCTCAAGGCCCCACCAACGATTTCCCTATGCCCAAGTATGCCGACCAAGCGGCGACGCCTTGTACCCCCCGCCAAGGCTCAGCAATCGGGGTCGTAGAATCGACGCCGGTCCCGTAGACATGCCCCGACCGTGCTTCGGGCGACGGACTTGTCCGGTGAGCGCGCGCGGCGTGGGAGTGGTGCCTCTCTTCCCTAAATCGCGTTAGAGAAATTCAGCCTTGACGGGACACGATAGACCGGATATGATGATACGTATGGTTGAATATACTCGGTCTGGGGTGCAGGTGTTTACGTGTGATGTGTGTGGGTGGCCGTGGTTGCGGCAGTTTTCGAATCCTCATTATGGGGGTGAGGCGTTTCCGGTGCGGTGTCCGACGAATCATCATCGGAAGTGGAATGAGAGAAATGTGGTGCATGTGTATCCGAAGTTGGGTAAGGTACGGGTATGTACGAGCATGGAAGGGTCTTCCGGGAGTGGAGAAAAGGGCAAGGGCTTACGCAGGCGGAGTTTGCCGAAGCGCTTGGGGTGACGCGCCGGACAGTGGTTGGGATTGAGAACGGGGAGCATGATCCGGGGTATTCGACGCAAAAGAGGTTCAAGGAGCTACGGGATGAACGCATGGATCGAGAGAATGGTGTGTCGGTGGATTCACGGCGGGCACGTGTTTGACCGCAACGGCGAGTGTTATTGGTGTACTGGAAAATACAAGGAGATACGGTGAAGATAGGGGTTTTTCTTGCAATAGTGCTGATTACGGCAGGCGTCATGGCCCAGGAACCGGTCAAGGACTCCGTAGCCTCCCAGACGCTCAACAAGATGGCGCAGCAATATGCCGTCGACAAGGCGCAACTGGACACCAAGACCCAACAGGCGCGCTCAAGTCTGGACGCAAGCAATAAAGAGTTGAATGAGAAGGCAGCGGCGCTTCAAAAGCAGTTATTGGATCAGATCCGAGCCGATAAGCGGTATAAGCCGTTACTGGACCAGGTCGATCAGTTGAAGAAGCAAAGCGATCAATTGAATGCGGACGCGCAGAGGAAGTTTGTCGAGGCGAACCGGGAGTTGATGGAGCGCGTCAACGGGGCGGCGGGACAGATGGAGAGCGTCAAAGGGATCGTCAGAAAAGAAAACAGTCTGCCGGAGGCCGCGACCTACGACGCTGCCACGCAGACGTGGGCCGTACCGAAAAAGTAACTGTTTTCATGCAGGGAAAATTTCTCATAAGGTAAGCCCCTCGATGTTTTGAGGGGCTTTGATATTGTGCGGGGCGCTCCGAGTTAGATGTTGCCGCCAAGCTCACATGCACTCGAATCGGGATGATTCGACGGTCACCCCGCAACTGCAATATTGACATATTCGGACGACTTGTGCAATGGTTTAGTTGCCAAGTTTATAAAGAATATGCGCTCATCGAACCCGAAAAATTCGGACTCCACGTTGAAAGCGTACTCCTATGTCTCGGCATCTTCGCGAAAGCGAGGCGGCGCGGTTAGATGAACCTGCATTCCCATAGCGTCGTTATGTTCGACCAGTCCCTAAATCGGCAGCACGCCGGTAGGACGAGAGTTTGGTTGCCGGATACCCTGCGGGGTGTGCTCGGGCGGAAAGTTGGGAGTCCGATACTCGCGATGGCGCACTAACAGACCGGAGGGGGCTGTCCCAACGGTAGGCGTTCAATCAGAGTCGGATTCCAGTCGTAATCGCCCCTGCCTTAGATGGCCTCTATCTCGTTTAAGGGATCAAGCGAGTATGGGATATCAGGCATAACAGTTCGCCCGAACGGGCTCTACGGCACGTTCCAACGTGTCGCGCCACGCGGGTTCAGGGTTAGTAGTTTTCCACTACCGCACAGGAGAGTTGCGCCCCGAAACAAATGCTCCCAAGGAAGAGGCGGCTAGTGGTATCGTGTTGGTAAAAGGGGAGGTCTATGGCTGGTTACAGTTACGTAAGCTTCGCGCAACTGCAGGCCTCACTCCTGCAACGCCTTCAGGATATCAATGGGGTCTTCACCTCCACCGACGAGGCCCAACTCTACCTCATCGAAGCTCTGCGCGTTCTCAACGCCCAGACCGCTACCTGGGTAGCACCCTACCAGTTGGACTTCAACTCCGGCGATACCTGGAAAACCCTGACCACCGCACCGTCACCCCGCGTCAGAACCGTTACCGATACCGAGATTTATACCCAGATGGAGTACATGCTGCTGGAGAAAACCACAGGGTCCACGTGGACCGGAACCAGCCAGTTCAACATCACCAACCTATCGGAGGCCCTGCAGTACCGGCGCGACGAGTTGCTGCAGTACTCCGGCGCCAACGTGCAGCAGGGTACCGCATTGGCCAGCCCGATCGTGGGGGTCACGACCCAATTACCAGAGACCACGATCGACCTGAGACGGGTGCGGTGGATTCCTCAAAACCCTCCAAGCGTCGAAACCCCCTACGCCTTGGCCAAGGAAGACCGGCTAAGCGCCAACGCCTACGGAAACTCTCTGCTCGCGACCGTGGGACCGCCTGAAAGCTGGATGATCACCGCGAACACCCCGATCTTTTTCGACTGCAGTTCGACCCCAAACTCTCCGGGAACATGGGATCTGATCACCCTGCAGAGCGGCGTACCGTTTGATCCCCCCACGGCCAATCTGGTTGGCCTTCCCGATGATTGGTGTTGGGCCGCGATGTACGGTGCCTTGGCGGATTGCCTTGCAAACGCTCCCGAAGCCACTGACGACCCACGCGCCAAATACTGCCTCATGCGCTACCAGAAGGCACTCAAAGGCATGGTCCTCCTGCCGTGGATTCTTTGGTCGGAGATTCTCGGTCTTCCCGTCGATACAGTCTCGGTCGACGAGATGGACGCCTACGCGCAGAACTGGGAAAACACCTGGCGTATCGCAGACCCTCAACTCGTTACCGGCGGCATGGATTTGGTTGCGACCGCCCCGTTTGTCGGGTTTGGCATAGGATTCGGCGCAGAACCCGGTGGGTTTGGCACCGGAGGCTTTGGCGGCTCTCCCCCGGCGACGGTCTCGACCATCCTAACCCTGGTCGGCAATGCCCCCGTCGACCCCTCCATCGACGTGCAGCTCTCTCCCGATGGCGTCGAAGCCATTCTCTGTTACGCGCAGCATCTTGCGATGTTCAAGATGGGTGGCGCAGAGTTCCTGGCGACCCTGCCGCTCTACCAGCAATTCGAGGAATACTGTCTGATGGAGAGGAAGCGCAAGGTGGCCCTCGGCATCTTTACGCGCGAGATGTTGCTCGAAGGGCATCGCGGCGAGGAACTGGACCCACGGTACGCACTGGAGGATGTCAATGCCTCCTAAACAGTACTCCCGAGACAAAAACGGTGTGCGCCTCGACTTCGGCGGCATGAACCTTGTGCTTCCGGCCGATATCCTGCCACCCAAAAAATACGCCTTCCTGCAGAACGTGCGTCGCTATCTGCAGGATCGCATGGTGGCACGCGCCCCGTTGGGGGCCAACGTCCTGCCCTCCGCGCTGCCGGCTTCGGTGATCTCCGTGCTGCGGTTGAATGACGCCACGCCCGCCGGTCCAGGATCAGGGTTCGCCCTGATCGAAGGCACAACCGCAGGGATTCTCTACTTGAATTCGACGCAGATCAAAACCGGACTCTCCGGGTTGCCGCTCAGTTTTATGACCTTCCGCCCCAACGCCAGCCCCCAACCCTGGGCCTACATCGGCGATGCCAACGGGATGGTCAAGGTACGCTCCGACGGGACAATCTGGAAGGTTGGCATTGCGGAGCCTCAGACGGCTGCCGGCGTGACGTTTGTCGGTGGCGGTACGGGGACGACCCAGATTTTCTATACCTACGTCTACCGGTCGTCGGTGACCGGAGCGCTGTCAAACCCTGCTCCTGACTCGATTCCTGGAACCAACAGCCAGTTCGGTCCCTCGGAGACGATTCCGGCAACAGCGTTTGCGACCAACTACACCTTCAATTCACTGCAATACGAGTTCAATAGCCCACAGCTCAGGACAACCGGAAGCGTTGGATCGGGTGTTACAACCGACTTCGTTGTGGTCAAGATGGGTTCCACCCCATTCACCGTGCCGGAGGGAGTCAACATCGATGGCATCTCGGTCGATTTGAATTGGGTCGGCCAGTTTGCGGGTACCGGCGTTCTCACGGCGGTCTCGCTCTATTACCTCGGCCAGCAGATCGGCAACCAGAAGTTTCCCGGCATCCCCAACTCCGCCTCCAGCACGGATGCCATCCAGGGCGGCAATGCGGACACGTGGGGGGCCACTCTCACGCCGGATATCATCAACGACCCTTCCTTTGGGTTTGGTGTCCAGATCACCACGCAAACGGTTGGCGGATCGGACCGGTCGTTCATCAACTCGATGGGCGTCACGGTGTTTTATTCGGTTCAGGACGCCAGTATTGTTCCTACCCCATCCTCCGACCCACAGGTGGACAAGATCGACTTCTACCGGCAAGGCGGCGGCTTAGCGAACTTTACCTACGTCGGCACCGGACCAAATTCTGCGACCGCGTTTGTCGACACCCTCTCCGACCTGGGTGCTGCAACCAACCAGCAACTGCAGTTCGACAATTTAGAGCCATTTCCATCGATTGACCTCCCCAAAGCCGGGGTCGTCAACGTGGCTGCCGGCGCAGTGGCCGGCACCATGCAAGTGACGTGGGTCTCAGGGGATCAATTCAATGTGCGATGGCTTCCCGGAACACTGATCGTTATCGGAGGGGTTGCGTACCAGTTCTATAATCGTCCGACCTCCGCGACCCAGGTTACCGTGATCCTTCCCGCTGCCCTGCCGACCACGTTGACGAACCTGACGTACAACATTGCAGAGCCGGACCTTGCGGCGCAGCCATCGCCGGTGATTTGGGGTCCAACCCCCGACAACGCGGGTGCATACTACTTTGGACTCGACCCTCTGAATACCGGCGACCTGGTATGGTCCAAGGGAAACAACTTCGACTCTGCCCCGGACACAAACCGGCTTGCCGTCACCTCGCCCGCCGAACCACTGCAGAATGGAACGATTACGTCTGAGTTGAGCACCGTCTTCTCCTCGGAGCGGTTTTGGCTGATTATTCCCAACTTCGCGGATGCGCTGGCGACCGTAACAGGCACGACAGGAACGCAATGGGCGATCATCCAGTCTGCCGCGACGCGTGGCCTGTATATGCGGTATGCGATTGCCGCGCTTGGTTCGCTGATCTTCTATCGCGCGAAGGATGGAATCTTCGCCTCTGCGGGCGGGGGGGCGGAAAAGTCGGTTTCAGACGATATTTACAACCTTTTCCCTCATGAAGGCCACGTGCCGCAACCGGTCGTCATTGGCGGGCAGACGGTTTTTCCGCCGGACGATACCAAGCCAAATGCACAGCAACTCTCGTTGGCGGCGGGCTACCTCTATTACGACTATCAGGACACCAATGGAAACCCTAGAACGCTGGTCTTCGATACCGAAGGCAAGGGTTGGACGGTCGATGCCTATACGCCTCCGGTCAATGTGCACTCCTGGCAGGTAGGACAGAACATCAACGCCGTTCTGGTGGGGTGTACGGACGGAACGGTACGCACCATGGGAAGCGGCAACACCGAGGCGCAGAACGCGATCATCGTCACCAAAAGCGAAAATGGTGGAGACTCCAGGGCCATCAAGCGGATCGGCGATGTCTTTCTCAAGGCGCAATTGGCCGGCACAACCACAATCGGACTCTATAGCACACGTGGCACCGTCGCCCTCTCTGGGTTTTCTCCAAACTCGATCACCGGCAGCGGAACACTGATACCGTACATCCTCGACTTTACTTCGGGATTTGCCGACGATCTGGACGACATTTCGCTCAAGGCTTCCTGGTCGATCAACCTCGCCAATATCCTGGATTTGTGGCAGCCGGATTGGATTGAGCTACCGGAAAACGTGCAGGACCGCCCCACGGATTGGGACGACCTGGGAACCGACAGCAACAAGTTTATTCAGGGCCTTTTGCTTCAGGCCGATTCGCTTGGGGCAGCAAAGACCTTCCACGTGGAAGACGAACTGGGAAATCTGCACACGCCAACTCCCAGCCCCACAACCTTCAATGGGCAATCGGTTCAGGCATTCTCGTTTGCGACACCCTTTGTGACGCATCTGGTTCGCATCGTCTCGACGGACGGAGTGCCGTGGCGTATCTGGCCCTCTGGTACAGGATCGGCGAAGTGGATCGCAGTACCTTACCCCGATGCGGCGGAGACCTGGACAACAGAGGGGTCCGATAACGGACTCCGGGGGTGGCAACACATCTACCAGATCAATCTGGCCTACATCGCGACCCAAGAGGTTACGGTAACGGTGACCACGGACCAGGGAAACTTCTCGGTGGCATGGCCCGCGACCGGATCGCAGGTAAACCCCGCTAAGGTCGTGATGAAGTGTCCGCCCAATAAGTTCAAGATATGTTCGTTCTCTGTAACGTGCTCGGTCCCATTCTTTCTCTGGAAAGAAGATGTAGAGGTGTGGATCGGTGCCTGGGGGCGCGCGAAGGCGTATACCATCAAAAAACCGTTTGGAGCGGAGAGCCAAGGAGATACAGCCGCGATATGACAACCCCCATCACAACCTATTTTCCTGCAGTTGGACTCGAGGTCGAAGACAGGGTCCGTTACCATCTCCAACTGATCTACCAGAAGCTGAATAACCACGCGCAGGCCATCGCGGCAGTGCATGGAACGGCAACAGCGGCAGCCTCCAGCAGGACGGTGGTTGTCGCGTCTTCTCCTTCGGGCGGAGGCGGGTCTCCGGTCACCTCGATTGGCACGGTAAACGATCAATCCGGCCAGACAGCCTACACCACGCAACCGGGAGACAATGGAGCGACCGTCATCCTAAACGATGCATCTCCCATCGCGATCACCTTGAGCAATGGAGTCTCCTCCCCGTACCTCGTGTTCCTGGAAAACCAAGGAACCGGTCTGGCAACGCTCACACCGATGAGCGGCACCATCAGCTACGCGTTCAACCCGGCGGCAGCGTCCATGCCTCTTGCCGGGGGGTACTTCGCCATCGTCACCTTCACCGGATCTGACTTCTTCGCAACGACGTGCCCGATCGTTCCCATCACCTTCAATGCGGTAGCGCACGAATGGATCAACAGCTACAACGCCTCCACGGGAGCCTTCACTGCGACCCAGCCGGCCTACGCGGATATATCGGGAACACCGGTCCTGCCAGCCACGGTAACGCCAGTCGCCGGGGAGTACCTGGTTGGTTATGATGCGACAACAGGCTTATTTTCCGTATCGACACCGGCGGGTTTGAGTGTAACAATCATCACGGCTGCCCTGACACTTGGCGGAACCCAAGGCAGCATGACATTTTCCGGCGGAA